CTTTCTATTTTAATTTTTTGATTTTATATGACGGCTTGCAATAGGGTTTCAGCCGTTTTTACCTATTATTTGTATTTGTTTATAGCATTTCTTGACTGTCAATGTATGCACCACTTGTGCAAGGTATATCATAATATGTGTATTTGTAGCCATTGTTGAAATATATATCAATGTCCATTAGTGTACTATAATTATAATGTTTTACTATTCTTATTTTTTCACCTTCAAGTTTTCTTTCGTTATAGTTTAACATATCTTGTAATATGTGAATGCCTTTTGTTTTCATTTCATTTACTTTTATGTATTTACCTTTTTCGTTTTTTGTGAATATATCATAATTAAAATATTTCATAATTTCATTACCTACCTTTCTATAACACTCAGCCGTTACCTGTTACATATTATTTTTAGTAATGCAACTCTACTTGTATACTTTTAATGTGTATACATACATAACAAAAGTAAAATATAGTATAAGTGAAATGTATTTACTTATAGTAAATACGTTTTTTGTTTTTGCTTTTGTTAGCTTTATTATACTAAAATTTTAGTAGTTTGTCAATACTATATCATAGCTATTTTATAATACTCATAAAAACCCTGAAACGCCCTACTTAGTATATCTTCAGAGGTCGTGCCGGGCGGTGGCGACTTCCAAAACATATATTGCGAAAAATTAGACAACAAGGTTGTTGTTTAAAGACAAGAGCGCTGTTGTCTATTATACCACGCTGTTCAAGTTCAGTCAAGAGTAAGATTTATAAAAAAGACAATAAAATTCTTGTACTCCACTTGCATAAAAAATAATTTTATTATATAATCTGTTCAGTGAACAAGAAAGGAGAAGTTTTTTATTATGATTAAAATATCAAAAAATATAAAAGACGAGTATAACGACGGTAAATTACAGGCTTTGCTAGACGAAGTCGACGCTGTATTGTCAAAGCGTGCAGACATAAACGAACGTTATCTCCGTGGTGTCACTTCTACTGATATGGTAACAGGAAATCAAGTACAAGTTTTTTTCGAGAAATTCATAACAGACCTTGCCGCAGGCTATCTTAGTGGTGAAATTACATACAATGCTGAAATTGTTGACGAGAGAGAAGAACCAGCATATCGCCTTCTTCACCCAAGTAACACTTCTCCATTAGACCCAGATACGGCTGCACAACTTAAATTTATAATCACGACACTATCTTCAAAAAACGATGACCCAAAAGTTTTGAAGCAACTTTTCCACGACGCAGTCCTTTATGGTTGTTGCTATGAGAGACAGTTAGATTTAATACAAACACAAGCAGACGCTATCAGTGCTGATGACGCTCCAGATACATCTGACCCAAATTATGTGTATTATCCATTATCCGCTCTTAACACAGTCGCTTTATTCCCAACGGACATTTCTGATATATCTCAACAAAAACCAATAGGTCTAATTACACGTTATCTTTTAGACGCACGTAATAGCGAAGACAATCAAGCCCATACGTTATATTATATTATTGAATGTAACCCATACACAGGGTTTTATGGCACTTCTATATATGACAAAACAACTAACGAAGACGCTACGTCTCAGTATAAAACTACTATTACATTAAAAGAAGAAAGCGAGAATACGCACCAATGCACGACGTTTACAGCATATGAGCCAGACCCACAAGTCAGTATTATAGACCCAATAATTAGCTTAATCCAATCATACGAACAAATAATGAATAACTTAAATAATATGTATAACTACAATGATAAAGACGCTAAGTTGAAAATATCAGGCTATAGACCAGAAAACCCACTTACAATACCTAATCCAGACTTTGACCCAGAGAAACCAGTGTCTTCTAACAATCCAGATAAGATTACTAACCCAGCGCGTGTTATTGAAGACCAGTATTTAGAAAACGCTAAAACATTTTTCGTACAAGAGGGTGGAGACGTAAGCTGGCTACTAAAAGAAATACACGCAGAAGACGCTACTAAATACTTAAAATATTATGTAGATAGTATATTCCAGATTTCTGGTATACCTAATACTTCGGACGCAGCATTCAACTCAGGTGATATGAATGCCTCTGCCATCGATAGAAAATTCTATACTATGGCTCTAATGCTAGACGACGTAAGACAGGGTGTAACCACACTAATCAAACATAGATGGGCTAACTTCTTCCAGAGAATAAACCTTATCTCATCAAATAAATATAATATTGACGACATAACTATTACAATAGGCACAAATCTACCAAGTATGACAGACGAGACTATAAATCAACAATTAGCCCTAAACGGTATAATCTCTCAAAAGACCTTGCTTTCAAATCTTGGATACGACTACGCAACAGAGAAGAAGAATAAAGAAGAAGAAACAGACATACTATATGAAACTGTATCACCTGATACTCCATACGTTAGCCCTAACGACGTTGACAATGCACAAGAAAACAACAAGACTACAACTGAAAGCACTACCGCTTCTCAGACTAATAACCAAATTGCTAATAAAACAAAGACACCTAAGGCTGTTAAAAATAAAACCGATAATATTCCAGCTCTAAAAGCTAGAGAAGGAAGACCAAATAAATAGCCCCTCTATTTCTAAAATAATAAATAATAGGAGGATTAAATATGGACGAACAAAACCAAAAAAACCCAGACGCTATCCAAGATATGGTAGCAAATGCAGAGAAAGGTACTCAAAACAAAGTGGCTAAACCACAAGAAAGCGACACACAAAACTTAGATGTGTTATTACAAGACCCAAAACTTCAAGCTGAATTTGATAAAAAGCTAGAAAAGGCTATAAATAAAGCCCTTACAAACAAAGAACAAGAGTATTCTAAGAGAGAAAGCGCTCTACAAGCAAGTATTAACACAGAAAAAGAAAAAATGAGACAAAACATTTTAGAAGAAATCGAAGCAAAGAAAAAAGAAGCCGAAGAAATGGCTAAAATGTCAATGGAAGAAAGATATAAAAAACAAATAGATAACCAAGAATTGAAGATTGCTGAGTATGAAAAAGAGCTTTCTTTAATTAGAAGAAGGGACAAAATCGCTACTGTTGTTGCAGATAAAGGTTATGACCCAAGACTATTATCACTTTTAAGAGCAGAAGACGTAAGTACAGACGAAGAAATCGAAGATTATGTAGATAAAAGAAATCAAATATTCCTTGAAGCTACAAATGCTAGAGTACAAACACTATTAAAAGACCACCCAGACGTATTACTAGGGGATAAAAAGAAAAAATCAAATGAACCAGAGTTTAATTTTAATTTTACAAGCAAAAAATAGAAAGGAGCCAGTATGCAAGACCAGGATATGAAAATAAAATGCGAGGATTGTGGCACAGAATTTATTTTTAACGTACAAGAACAAAAATGGTATGAAGAACACTCATTCACACCACCAAAAAGATGTCGTTATTGCAGAAATAGACGCAAAAATGAGAGAATTCAAAGAGAAAGGAGAGAAAATTATGGCAAAGAAAACTAATAAAAAAGAAGAAATTGTTGCAGAAGAAGAAATAGTTACTCCAGTTGAGGAGGTAAAAACAGAAGAAGTTGCAGTTGTAGGAGAGGCTGAAACAAAAGAAGTAAAAAAAGAAAAAGGACCTAAATATCCTATTGGTTCAATTGTGTATATTCACAAAGACGCTAAAGCTGACTTAAATGGTTTTAGTTTATTCCCACAATATAAAAAATATACATATACTGTAGAAGCCTACGACGCAAAATCAGGGGTTTATTCATTGAGAAGGTTAAATTTATCACTTAGACTTCCAGAAAGCCTTATAATCAATCCTGACGAGCGTGCGCACGATATGGTAAACAGAAGACAGTTTTAATTCTGTCTTCTAAAATAAAAATAAGGAGGTAAAAATATGAATGATTTTGTTAGTATTGAAATTTTAGGTACAATGGCAGGTTGCTCTCTAATAATTACATTACTTACACAAGTATTCAAACGCTATTTACCTGAAAGAATTGACACAAAATGGCTTGCCCTAGCTTTTTCTATCGTAGTAGGGGTATTACGTATCATATATATTCACCAATTTGATTTTGCTGGTATTACTGCTGGTATTATGAATATATTTGTATTATTGGCAAGTGCAATTGGTATATATGAAATCGCTTCTCCAGTAGCAACAGACGTAAAAACTATGTTGGAAGGAGGAAAACACAGTGAAAGTAAGAAATAGACCAAATAATAAAAGTCAAGAAAAAGAAATACCTCAAGGAAATGCTGAACAACAGAGAGATTATGGAGAGGAGGAAAAAGACAATGGCTAAACGTGGAATTGATATATCTGCTTGGCAAGGTAATATAGACCTTGGTGCATTAAAATCAGAAATCGACTTTGTTATAATAAGAGTTGGTTATGGTGTATCTGGCTCAATAGACAATAAATTTAGAAGAAATGCTGATTTGTGCAATCAATTAGGTATTCCTTATGGATTTTATTGGTATTCATATGCCCTTGACGTCAACGGCGCTAAGAAAGAAGCAGATAACTTCTTAAATGCTATATCAGGCTATAATCCTACATACGGTTGTTGGTTTGATATGGAAGACGCTGACGGATATAAAAGAAAAAATGGTATGCCTTCAAATTCTACTTTAAGAGATATGTGTTACGCATTTTGTGAAAAAGTAGAAAACGCAGGTTATTACAGTGGTATATATGCTTCTCTTTCTTGGTTTAATAATCAACTTGCAGGTGATAGACTATCAAGATTTGATAAATGGATAGCAATGTGGCCTACAAGTGGTGGAAAACAAAGAGGATTGAACATATCTCCAGATGAAAAATCAGGTTGGTCAATGTGGCAGTTCACTTCTGATGGATACTTTAATAATTATTCAGGTAGACTTGACACAAACTACGCATATCACGATTTTCCAAACCCAAATAAACCTAATCCACAACCAGCTCCTACTCCAGAACCTACTCCAGACCCAGCTCCAAGTGGTAGTACATTAAACTTAGTAGCAGGAGTAATGGAAGGAAGATATGGTGACGGAGACATAAGAAAAAAGGCTCTAGGAAGTCGTTATGACGAAGTACAAGACTTTATAAATCATATTCACAATGCTTCTATTGATACTTTGGCGCACGAAGTGATAGATGAACGTAAATACGGGGATAACCCAATTAGACGTATTGTATTAGGCGACAGATACGATGAAGTACAAGATAGAGTAAATCAAATTCTAGGAGGAGGCTCATCTCAAACTATTAAAAAAGGAGATAGAGTTAGATTTACAGGTACTCGCTCATATTCAGGTATGAAATTAGCGAGTTGGACACACAACGACACGTTCGACGTAATTGAAGTTTCTGGCGATAGAGTAGTTATCGGTAAAGGAAACGCAGTTACTTCGGCTGTCAATATAAGAGACTGTCAAAAGGTCTAGTCTAAAGGCGGAGACCCCGCCTTTATATTTTTATAATAACCAGAGGGGTAATTATGGGGAATGAGTTAGTAAAAGACAAAAGTGTTAGGATTTTGTTGGATCGTAGAGCAGAAATCCTTGAACAAATAAATAAATTACAAGCAGAATATTCTGCAATTGAAGATTTAATTATGCGTGATTATAGACACAAACAAGAACACAAAAACAAAAAAGGAGAGGAAAGATAATGGCAAAATTTGAAAAAGTTAGTCGTATAGACAACGTAAGATTACCAGAAAGAGCTACCGCAAATAGTGCTGGGTATGATTTTTTCGCACCAGAAGATATAATATTACCTGCAAAACAATTAACAAGAATTATGACAGGTGTAAAATGTGAGTTAAGACCTTATATGTATTTATTATTAGCAAATAGGTCTTCAAATCCAAGTAAAAGAAATTTATTTTTAGCAAATGGAGTAGGAATAATAGACGCAGATTATTATAACAATCCAGATAACGAAGGTGAAATCGGTTTTGAATTTTATAATAACTCAGATGAAAGTGTAGAAATTAAAAAAGATGAAAAAATTGGGCAAGGTATTATAAACATATACAATCGAGTAGAAAACGATAACACTACTGGCTCTAGGGCTGGAGGTTTTGGAAGTACAGGTGAATAAAAGTTGTACTCCACTTGTAATTAGACAAGAAATATATTATACTGTTCATAGGTAGAAATCATATGAGCAAGTAATATGGTTAATAGACTGGTCGAAAAAAGTGGTTTCGACTGGTCTATATTTTTATAAAAAAGGAGGCTTACAAATGGCAGTAATACCGGATATGACATTTGAAAAGATAGTTGAAAAAACTAAATTGATGTTGGGTAAAAATTATCGTGAACCAGAAATTGCTGAAATTAGCGAAGCCGAACTTGACGCGATAACAACAGTAGATGAAGAAAATGGGGAGCTTTTAACAGAAGAAGTGCCTACTGATTTAGAAGATGTTTGCTCAATGGTTATCCGTGAAGCGGCTGAATGGACAAATCGTTTCAGAGAAGAACAATTGCAAGAAGTTATGAATGACTGCTGGCCTGTAATTGTTAAATGTTCTTGTGTTGCGTATTTGAATAGAGGCGCAGAAGGGTTAGGTTCACAATCAGAGTTGGGGCAACAAAATGTATACAATGATTGGGTTAAACTTATGCACCAACAAATCACAAACAGACGCTATGTAATTTAATATACCAAGGAGGTGAGAATATGGGAATAGACTGGGGAGTTATTGCTACAATGGTAGGTTCATTACTTGGTGGAGGCGTCATAGGAGTAGTTGTAAAGTCATTGACAGAAAAAAGAAAAGTCAATGCTGAAGCAATAAATACTGACATTAAAAGTATGTTGGAGATAGACCAAAGAATGAATGAAAGAATGGCTAAACTCGAAGAACGTGTAGCAAATCTTGAACAAGAAAACTATAAATTAAAATCAGAAAAATTAAACCTAGAAAAAGAAACCCATAAACTAAAAATAAAAATAAATGAATTAGAAGAAGAAAACAAACTATTAGAAGAAGAAAATAAACGTCTTCAAGACGAGATAGATAACATTAAGAAAGGAGAAAATGTAAATGGCTAAAAATACAAAAAATGAGGCTACCTATATATTAGATAGTAAAAAAGGATTACCTAATAAATTATTACAAGCCGATGGTTCAATAACTGATATGTTAGGTAACGCAGTAGTGAATGGTGATAAAAGTTGGGAGGCTAAACCAGCAATACCTAATAAGTTTTTAAATCCAGATGGGACTTATTCAACATTGAATGAAATATTATCTGGCGCTATTGATACTGATATATTTGTAGTTGTAGATGAATTACCAGCTACTGGTGATGAACAAAAAATATATCTTGTACCAGATGGTAAAGGTGGTTTTGTCGAATATCATTGGACAGGAAGTTCTTGGGACGCAATTGGTTCATTAGATATTGATTTATCGAATTATTCAACAACACAAGAAATGATGAATGCGATTGAAGCTGCTGGAATATTAACTTTGAATTCTGCGAAGGCTTACACAGATGAACAAATAGCAGGAATAAAAGAAAAGGCTCAAATATTTTATTGGGATAGTACCAAAACTCAAGAAGAAAATGTGGAGTTTTGGAATACAGTAGTTAATACTACAAAAGATACATCAGTTATTGTGTATAGTCATATATCAAATTCTGAGAGTAGTTATAGTAGTTATGTTTATTTCAAAAAAGATGTATTTACAAATCAAATGACTCAATATGTATTTTCATTTACTCCACATAGTTTGGACGTTAGCAATAAAGTAAATTATACACAACATAGGGAGTGGAGAATTGTAGTACAATTAACATTAAATAATACTACTGTTACTAATGTGGGTAAATGGACGTATAATGATACAGTTGACTATTTACGTATAGACTATGATTATTCTAAACCATATACACCACAGTATAATGGTTCACCTGCAACTAAAAAATACGTAGATGATAGTATTGCAAGTAATATAACAACTGTATTGCAAGGAAGTTATTAGAAAGGAGACACTAAATGGCTCGAACAAATAATTTAAGTGATTTTTTAACAGATGTAGCAGACGCTATTAGAAGTAAAAAAGGTAGCCAAGACACTATTTCTGCGTCTCAATTTGATACAGAAATATTAGGATTACCAAGTGGAACTTATCAAACAAAAACATTAACTATCAATGCTAATGGTTCACAAACTGTTACACCCGACCAAGGTTATGATGCCATAGACGAAATTACAATTACAACACAAGTGCCTCAAAAACAATTACAATCAAAAACTTATAATTTTACTACTAACCAAACTATAGAATTATTACCAGACACAGGTTATGACGGATTTGACGTTGTAACACTTACTATAAACGTACCTAGTAGCACAATAAACAATCAAGATAAAACAATAACACAAAACGGCGCATATACGGCAGATAGTGGATACACTGGATTAGGTACAGTAACTGTAAATGTACCAACTATTGATACTTCTGATGCTACGGCTTCTGCAGAAGATATATCTCAATATAAAACAGCGTACATAAATGGTGAAAAAGTTACTGGTACTCTGCCTGACCAGTTTTCAGGAGATACTATTATAGGTACGCAATGTATATATGAAGATGGTTATGTTAGAAATGTTATACCGTGGACATCCATTTATAGAGATGGTGCAAAAATAGGTATAATTGACAGTGCTGTCGCAGAGGCTATAGGTTTGACAGCTGATAAAATCAAAGCTGGTGAAACAATTTTAGGCATTGTGGGAACTTATAGTGGTTCTGGTGGACCAGGCTATGATACTAATTTAGTTTTAGATAATCTTGATGCAGGTGGAGCTGAACAATATTTAGGTGGTACACCTATTACAGATATTACTAATGTTGGTGGATTTGATGTTTTCAATGCTGATGGTGATAGTATATTATACTATGTTATGAAAACAGTAACAGCTACAAGTAATATGACTGGATTTAGTATGAACAACATTAGGGTTTTAGATAATGGTGTTATTCAATGGATACCTTATGGAAACAATACTGTTTTTAACACAGATGACTATTTGGAATGTACAATTACTTGTACAGATGCTTATAATAATACTGAAACAAAGATTATTATAATTTACAACAGTGAAAAAGAAAACTACCCCGGACCAGATGACCCCGGACCAGATGACCCTGGGGAATGGGAGTAAAAGAAAAGGAGGAGTTGGATGGCTCGAACAAATACCCTTACAAATTTTCTTGAAGACGTTTCAAATGCAATAAAACAAAAAACGGGAAATGACGCCCCTATTCCCGCTTCTCAATTTGATAGAGAAATATTGAGTATTGAAACACCTGGAATTTATCAAGAAAAACAAATTGAATTAGTTACAAATGGTAATTACGTATTAAGTCCAGATGACGGGTTTGACGCTATAAGCAAAGTTCATATTTCTGTAGATGTACAAGGTGGTGGAGGAGGAGATACTTCAGACGCTACTGCTACACCTTTGGATATTATTGCTCCAAAAACAGCATATGCTAGAGGACAAAAACTTACTGGTGCGATACAAGAAAGTTTTATTAACGTTGGTATTGGAGCAACTATTACCAATTCGTCTGAATTAACTAATAATTTAATGAGTGCATACAACAAAGACGGATTGATGATACAACGTGACGTACAAACATTAAAACTTTATACAGTTGACGAATTTGGTACACCAACATTAGTGAAAACACAATCTAGCTTTTTTGAAACAAGTATTATACATTCTAAAAAATTGATATTAACAAATCCAGTATATGAAAATTCACAAGATGGAACAAAAGATTATATAATTATATATACAACAAGCACATACGATGGCGCGGCAAATGGTAGATTTGACTGGGGTTCAGATAAAGTTGATACAATAAGATTTGCAAAACTTCATTACGAAAATATGGAGTATACAATTACTAAATTCTCTAATACTTATACAAATACTGATACAGGAGTGAATTGTACTGGCTGGATAGATTTGGCAATACATCAAACTGAACCAGCTAAAATTTTTGTAGCAATGACCCACGGTACAAATACTAATTCATATGGTCGTCATATAAGTACGTTTTGGCTTGTTTATAATTCTGAAACAGGACTTATGTCTTTTACCAAACAAGACGGTGGAAGATTTTTGACTAATATATCTAACTGGGGAAGTGACTGTAAGCCACACGCATTATATGTTGCGTTGCAATCAGACGGGTGCTATCACGTTATTGCTTCTACAAAACGTGATACAGGTAATAATGATATAAATAGAAATATGTCAGTCCAAGTACACAATATAGTATATTCTGCTACAGGTAGTTATGTGTATTCTAATTCAGTTGAAAATAACACTTACAGCTCTAGTACACCAATTGGAATACCTATGGAGAATAGATTGGTTGTTGCTAGGCTTTCTAGTAGAAATTTAACATTAGCATTATATACAAACAATACAATTAGTAGTGCGCCAAGTTTACTACATACTTATACAGCGGTTGTGCCTAGTACATTATCGGTTACACCAACTTGGTTGAGGCTTGAACGTACAAAAAATATGTTGGTAGTAATAATGGGTGATTATAATTCTTTATTAGGTACATTTTTAGTATATGTTTTGGAAAACGATGAATTATCATTAGTAAGAAGTTTCTCGTTATTATTAACAGGAATTCAATCACAAAATGGATTGAACTATATTGCAACAGGTACTGACGGAGAAGATAAAATTTATATACCTTCTAATTATGGTTTAACACACGTCACACTTTTAGCAAATAATAAAATACGTATTAAATTAGATGATGGAAATGCAAGTTATTATAATACTTATGACGCAACGGGTGTTGCTGGTGAAATATTATTGGGCAAAAAAGTATACAACAAAGACGGACCGGTAGTAGGTACAATGCCTAACAATGGTGCAGTAGAATACACTCCTTCTACCTCACCACAAATGATTGCAAATGGCTTTCATAATGGAAGTTATATAAATGCAGTAACTAATACGATTGATAATAATATTATCCCAGAAAACATAAGAAATGGTGTTACTATTTTAGGTGTAGACGGTACATTTGAAGGTAGTACAGGAGGAGACGCGACAAGTGATGGAAATTTGCAAGCTAAACATTTATTAGAGGGATATAGTGCAGTAGTTGATGGTGAGTGGATAGTTGGTACAATGAAAAATTATGGTGAAAGAACTATGATAAGAACAAGTGTAGAACAAACTATACCATCTGGATATTATTCACAGTTGATAATACCTATTGCAGAAAGTGTAGATTTAGACGGTTATGAGGCTTGTGAATTAGCTTTACAACGTATTAGCAATGATGTTGGGGGTGAATAAGTATGAGCTTATACAGTGAATGGTTAACGGATATGGATAATATGAATATAACAGAAGATAAGTTAAGTAGTATACACGGTGGGCAAGACCAATCAACGAGTGACGCTGATTATTTAGAAAGTTTAATGGACCCCGCAAGAAAAAACCAATGGAAATGTACTAAGATGCCTTGGGCTGGTTCGAGAGTTTCTCCTACAACAACCCATTTACGACAATATTTGAAAACTAACGTACAATATAGAAATCAAGATACCTCTAGTGATTGGGGTTGGGGTAGCAATTATATAGGAACAAGAGAGTGTTGGTTATATCTCACACAAGATTATAGTGTATCAGTAACGTGGTATACAGACGACGAAGGTACTTTATTTTTAAATGGAAATCAAATAGCAACTTCTGCAAGTTGTACGAGAAAAACCTCTACCTTAAATTTCAAAAAAGGATTAAATCATTTAATGATTACTTTTAGTGAACAATCTAATGGTGATGGTGCATATATGACAACAAATCCATTTACAATGTCATATGTTAAATGGGGATACGCTTGTTTTAAATCATAAGAAAGGAGAAGTTGAATGCCTAGCGAAATAAAAACTGAAAACGTAATGCTTACTGGAAAAACTGCATATTTTAAAAAGACAGGAAGTATGGTTAATCACGGAGTAGTAATATCTGATGACCAAACTAAAAGAGATGTATATACAGACGGTTTTATAGACGAAGGGTCTAAGATAGGTGCTGCTGAATTAGAAAGTAGTACGGATTATATAAACACATTAAATAGTATGCGAGATTTTTTACGAGACGATTTTATTAGTGAAGATGATGATTATTTAGTAAAAGTGAACGCAGAAAATATAGTCAGTCAATTACAACCAAAAGCTACTGCGATTAACCAATTAGTACATCATATTGGGTCTAATTATAAAAATTTACCTTATTTACGTGTTAAAAATACAGGAGATGTGTTAGATTTTACTGTTTCGTTACATTTAGAAAATAATTTTATATTAGAGATAAAATCTAATTTTTTAATAAAATCAGAAGCCTTCACACTGATTGATGGGGGCGAAAAATTAACATTAAGACAAAACGCAGATGGAGACTTTTTCTTAAATGATATACAGATTGAAGCGCCTACACACAATGTTGAGAATGAGCTTGTAATATCACAAGAAAATGGAATACTCTATGTAGATATAAATAACCAACGTGTTTCTACAGAAATAGAAGGTTTTGAAGGAGAAGTTGATATAACTCTTGATTTTGGATTTACTTCACAACTTAATGAAATAAAAGTATATGGAGACACTGGAGCTACACATCATATTGTAGCAAAATTAAAAAAAGACACAAACACACCGGGATTATATGATTATCAAACTATGAGATTTTATCCAGTCACAACGGTAGATATATTATTACAAACGATTTATAATAGAGCGAATATTTGGAATGGTGCTTTGGATTTAGGTTATCATCCAGGTCCAAACACAGGATTAGAAATAAAATATTCTCAATATGGTTCTCAGTCGACTAGCACGAATACATATCGTGGAATAATAGGGTGTTTGAGTAGTATGTCGGTGGCTAACGTTTTGAATTTTGGTATTATATTGGGTAGCGGTAGCAAATTTTATGCCGCTAGAAGTAATAATATTGCAAGTTGGGTAGATAGTGGAGTGGCTACTACAACGACTACCGAAAATATAATCACATTAAATAAAAATAATGATGGTATGTTTACTTGTTCAGGAGGATATACTTTTTCAAAAACATTGTCTAGCTCAGCAACAATTACAAACACAAATAACGCGACTTTATATTTGAATGGTGTAAATGATTTAGCATATTACACACCTCTTAAATATGTAAAAAGTTCTTGGCAAATTCCTACGGGTCAAAATGATATTTATATATATTATGTAAAAATATATGAAGGTACAGAATTAGTGAGAGAATTTAGACCGGGCTATTCGTTTAGCGATAGTGGTGTATGGACAACCGGTATGATAGACGTACTTACAGGTGAGTTTAGAAGTAAAGATGATTATGGTAAATGTTCATTTAGCCCAAGTGGAGGTGTATTATCTGAGTATTAAAAGTTTATTTAGAAAGGAGGAAAAATATGCTTAGTCAACTTATTACTGATTTAGATAAAGTTATTACAGAAGTTTCGACAAAAGTAACACCACACAATATAAGAGAGGGTGTGACAATCTTTGGTATAACTGGGTCTTTACCAGAACTTGCAACACAACATAAAAACGTTGTACCAACAAAATTCGACCAACTGATTGTGCCTGACGTAGGATATAATGGTCTGCACGAAATAGTTGTCCACGCGGTTACTAGCGAAATAGATAGTAATATTATTCCAGCTAACATTCGTAGTGGATATAGTATATTGGGTGTAAATGGAACACTGAGTAATTTAACAGAAGATGAGTATACACAAGCATTATTACTTGAAATTGATATACTTGGTTATACAATTTACGTATATAAACAAATATTAGTGTTGAATGGTTCAGATTATTCAGTTACTAATCAAACTTTGACAACTACAGGAACTGTGACAGGACAAAGATTAAAATTAAACTAGGAGGTATATTCGTATGAACACAATAAAAGAACTTGAAGTTAATGGACAAGTTTACGGGCTTGAATCTGTGAATGACGTGTATGTAGGATACACAGAACCTGCAACAGAAAATAAACCTAGAATTTGGATACAACCAAGTGGTGTAAAAAATTTAATGCCGGGATATGAAATGTCTTTATTTGAAAAAGCTACTGGGTCAACTGATTACCACGGTAATTATATGCTTGACGCGAATGGAGCGTTGGTATTAACAACTGATACAACCAGCGCAACAGGTGCTAGAACTACAGAAATGATAGCAATAATTCACGAAAATAGATACTCAATTAGGTTTGGTAGTAGTGATTTTACAATGAGTGAAGCTAATATGCGTACATTTGAAATTTATATGTATGATATAAATAAGGCTTTCATAAGTAAAACAACGGAGGTAATAGAAGCAGACACAACTTATCAAAAAGACCAAAAAATATGTGATATTCAACTTCCTACTGGAGTAAGATATATAAGACTTGTCATTCCTTATTGGCTAATTGATAGGTATAGAGACCCAGCATTAGTTAATGACGCAGCAACACCACATATGGAAGAAAATCCTATGTATGGCGGTTCAATGTTTGCAACTAATATTGAATATCATTATTACGATGGAGACCATTATGTAACGTTGTAGAAAGGGGTATAACTATGAACCAATTATTAGAAAATTTACAGCTTATAAAAACTGAAAAATTAAAACTTGTTCCAGAAGTATTAAAAGCAGGTGTTACTATATTTGGAGTTACTGGTACTTATGACGGTACTGAACCAAGTGAGAATGAAAACACCGAAGAAAATACATAAATAAAAGGAGGTTAAAAATGGCTAGAATAAATAATTTAACTAATTTTTTAACAGACGTTGCTACTGCGATTAAGAATAAAAAAGGCTCAGAGACACCAATTCCTGCTGCAGACTTTGATACAGAAATTACAAATTTACCTAGTCAAGGTGTGTATCAAACTAAAACAACTACAATTACACAAAATGGTACAACCACAGTTACACCTGATACAGGTTATGACGCAATTGAACAATTAGACATAACAGTAAATGTGCCATTACAATCAAAAACTTATACTTTTACTCAAAATGCAACAACTACCATTGTACCAGACCAAGGTTATGCTGGGTTTAGTCAAGTAGGATTAGAAATAAACGTACCAGGAACAGACACAAGTGACGCAAACGCGATTGCATCTGATATTGAAGAAAACAAAACAGCTTATGTAAATGGTGTTAAAATTACTGGTAATTTACCATTGATTACAGGAACAGTTATAACTGGCGCAGAACTTGAGGATATTACAGAAACTTGTGACGGAATAGAAATAAAATGGCCTTTTACGAATAAAACAATAATGGCTGCAAATTCAGGAGTAGCGAAAGATATAGATTTTGATACATTAGCCACATTTTTACAAGTAACACCAAATCAAATAAAAACTGGTGAAAAAGTATTAGGTGTAACTGGTACTTATGACGGTGTTATATCACAACCTGAATATGACGAAGTTGAAGCAACGTTAGACGATTTGCTTACTGGAGAATATAAAGAAGTATATAATGTTATGAATGAAGTCACAGACACTCCAGAAGATAATTATAATGGTGTGGGTGGAACTCCTACACAAATAGAAAATAAAATAGATGCGCTATTAGGCGTAAATAATTAAATTAGGAGGTAAAAATAATGAGTAGTACATTATTGCAAAAGGCTCAACAAGCCTTAAATGAAAAAATAACAAAGGTTCTTCCAGAAAATATTAAAAATGGAATAACAATGTTTGGTGTTACAGGTACTTATGGTGGAGGAGGAGGTAGTGATATTATAGAATTTGGTGCAATAAATTCTGTTACTGTTGATTTCTCTGCATTAGCTACAATATTAAATCAACAAACATCTACAATAGACAGAACTAGGCCTATTCTTAGAGAAAGCAGTGGTTTTGACCCATGCTTACAAATATCAGGTATATACGATAAATTTAATACCACACAAACTATAAGACTTTTTGGTATAAGTGTAGATACGCAGGATACATTAGGTTTAACTTTTGGTAATCATAACGTAATAGATATTTATACTGCTGATAGTAAAACAGAAGAATATTTTCACCAAGGTATGACTTTACAAGATTTAATTACAGTATTTAGTTTAATTGGCACAAAAACAGTTTTTTTACCACTTAATGATGTTGGTGATTGTATATTATATGGTATATCTGTTATGAAAATATTTTTTAACGATGCTAATTTTGCATCAAGTGTTCATAATATTCCATCTAATATATTTACATTTAATATATCTCAATTAAATGAAACCATTGGTCCTGATGACCATTTGAATATTGATTGGAGTGATGTTGCAACAATTATTAGAAATAGTTGCACTGCAGAAGAATTAGGAACTTATATAAATGGTGGTGCTAGTGGTTATAATCCTTGTTTAATATTATCTAGTTACGGTAAATATGTAAATGGTACAGCCGTTTATAATAATGCTGACTTGTTTGCTTGTATAGGTTCACCTACTTGGTTAGGTTTATCTGTTGGTAACAGTGATTATACAGAAGAGCTTTCAAAGGACCCAATATATGAAGGTGATACAGAGCATGAAATCCCAGAACATTGCACTGTAAGTGATTTATGTGATATGCTTGATTCAGCTGGTGTAAAATCTCACAATTGCTTTGTAGGTGGAGATTATGCTGATATGGAATATCATTTCTCTCAACCGATAACTGAATTACGATTGATAGGTCCAACTTTAGATAAAACTATAACTGTTGATACAACACAATACGATTTAATTACTATAAATCATTGCGGTTAATATGGAGGAGTATTATGGAAATTAAATATTTTGTTAGAACTCTGGAGGGTCGTGAATGTGACCTTCCAGAGTATGTAGAACGTATAATAGATTATGAACATAAATACGTAAAATCATACATTGACGCATTATATAAAATAAATGATTGTAATGCGGTACTTATGGAAGATGATATAGTATTGTGTAAAAATTTTAGAGAAGAAATAGAAAAAGTAATAAATAAATATCCAAACAATATAATAAATTTTTTCACAAGTCCTTCTAAATACTATACTTCTCATTTTTCTAGTATGTTCATATATAATCAATGCACATATTTTCCAAAAGGTATGACTAAATTTTTTGCAGATGAGATGATGAAAGTATATATGCCAGAAGAACCTGGTAAACACACCGTACAAAGATATGGTTCATTATTAAATATAATATTATATGACAATAATATACCGCATTTAATATATAGGCCTTGTTTAGTACAGCATATTGATGCAAAATCAACTAGAGATGGTTGGTGTGGTTGTAGAAATACGCCATACTTCAAAGATTATTTAGACGCGGTTGGTATAACAATGGAAGAAGCCTTTTATAAACAAAATTTAGATAAGCTGAACAGGCTGTTAGAGCAAGACCGCGAGAAATGGTATAAAGATATTAAAAAAAGTTAAAATATCTCTTGACTATTGTGTTCAATTTTGATATAATATGAACAGAAATAGATATGTCCTGGGGGCATACGATATTTGGTATAAAATTCGGTCCAAGTTCGTAGCAAATGGGATGGGTAATATTTCTATATAACGTAACAGTTGTGTAGTTAGACCCATTCGGTTTGCTACGAACTTGTTTTAGTTTATAAAAATATATAATTTTAAGGAGGAATTATTATGGAACCAGTTAATTATGCTGAAGCCTACGAAAGAGCGTTAGCACAAGCATACCCAAACGTATTAAACTTTGGTGAATTATATAATGTTGCTAATAATCAAACTTATAAGTTCGTAGACGCTAAAACTATTCACATTCCATCAATCTCTGTAACAGGTAGAAAAAATGTTAACAGAGACGTTATCGACGGACAATTCCAAAGAAACGTTGATAACGAATGGGAAACAAAAACTTTAACATTCTACAGAGAGTGGTCAACAAGTATTGACCCAGCAGACGTTATGGATACTAATATGGTATTAACTATCCAAAACGCAACAAAGGTGTTCAACGAAACACAAAAATTCCCAGAGAAAGACGCATATACAATTTCAAAGATATATGGTGACTGGGTAGCTGAAGGAAAAACAGCTGACACAACAGCTTTAACAGTTGACAATATATTAGCTGTATTTGATAAGTTAATGGAAGATATGGACGAAGCATTAGTACCTTCTCAAGGAAGATTATTATATGTTACTCCAGCCGTTAAAACATTATTAAAACAAGCTAGCAACATAACTTTATATAAAGACGTTGCTTCTCAAGCTAATATCAACAGAGTTGTTGACAGATTAGACGAAGTTAAATTGATAACTGTACCTTCATTCTTAATGAAGACAGCTTATGAATTTACAACAGGATTTGCACCAGCTGGAACAGCTAAACAAATCAATATATTCTTAGTACACCCATCAGCAATCTTAACACCAAACAAATACGCATTTGTTGGTATGCAAGCTCCTGCTGCAGGTACTAAAGGTGACTATATCTATTATGAAAAAGAATACGCTGACGTATTTATTTTAAATAATAGAACAGGTGCAATCGCATTCAACGTAGAAGCCTAAGAATAACTAATAAATTGTAAGTAAAGGAGAAAAGGTTATGTTGTTGTCAAAGTTAACACCGGTCGTACTTTACAATCTTAAATCTACAAGAGGTGCGGACGGTGACTTAATCGAAGAATATGAAGATATATTCCACGCTGACGGAGCTGTTCAATATCTTGCGTCAGATGAAATTGCTCAAAGTGCATACGGGGCTAACCTTGACAAAACATACCGCTTCAAATCTATATACAATGATTTAGAACCGTTTTTATTGGAGAAAACAAATAATTCTCCAGATAACTTAACAAAGTATTTAGTTGAGTGGAAAGGGAATAAGTATGCTGTTGTAAAGGTTACTCCGTTATATGTTGATATACAATGGAGGTGAGTTTGTATGTATAGTTTAGACAAAAAAGGTCAATTTTCAAGGCAATTAAGTATATTATTAACAAAAAAGATGAGAGAAGAAGCTGGTAATATAAGCAGAGGTGCAAAGGCTGTTTTGAGAAAAGAACTTGAAGAACAACACATACACGATATTTATTCAACATATGCGCCTATCCAAACAAGTGGTAAGCAAGTTGCTAAATATAATTCAACTCACAAATATCAAAAGAAACAACCATATCATCATAGTGGTTTGTTGTTAAGAAGTATACACGGGGTTGTTGACGGAGACGTGGTTAAGATAGTAATAGACGACAATCATTATGAAGACGGCACAGCTGTAAGAGACGTATATGAATATTTGGATAAAGGTACTCATACGAGTAGCGAATATGATAAATATATATTAGGTGGTAAAAAAAGTCATACCGCATATGTAGATTATGTGCCAACACCTAAGCACGGGTTTAAAAGAATGACAATAGATTATATGGAAAACTATATTCATAAAACTCTTATACCAGATATAAAAAATGGCAAATATTCACGCTAATAAAAAGAAAGGAGCGACCTATGAGTAGATTGATAAACCCATTACGTAAGTTAATACAAAGTAAACTAACTGAAATCGAAGGGTTGGAATCTGGTATTATCATACCTCAAGAAATGGTTGAAAAAGGTAGATACTATTTTGGTTATGATTTGAGGACAAGTTTAAACCATAGAGATTTATCTTATGATAATGAACAGTACACAATTTCTGTAATTGGATATTTGTCTACTAAAGGTGGTACACAAAAACAATTTGACGATTATTTAGACGCAATATGCGACAAATTAGGTGAATTAAGATTTAGACCTACAACACAAGATAGTCCTATTACACCAGATACAGGTTATCGTGAATGTATGCTTACTGCATATGCACAAGCAAATACTTTGGAAGGGACATTAAGATAGTCCACTGAACTAAATACTTTGTTAAGGAAAAATATTTTATAGGAGGTAATATTATGGATCCAGATGCAAAAATTCAAGTAGCCACACTTGGTACTGCGTTATATTTCAGCAAAGACAACGTTGGTACATTTATTGGAAATGCAGGCTCTTATAATAAATCAGACCTAGAGACAGCTTTAGGTGGATATACAAGAGTGTATGGTTTGGCTTCAACACCAGATTTTGGTGGACAACCAAACACAATAGATACAACTACACTTGATAATACAAAATCTGAAACTTCAGTTTTAGGTTTACAACCAGCCGCAGAAGTTACTTATGAAATCAATATGATGAGCTTTAAAGATAACGCTGGGGTTGCTCACAACCTAAGAAGCGTTAAAGAAATGGCTGACGCTGACCCTAAAATTAAAGCTCACTGGGTAGTTGTTAAAAATTCAGGAGTAATAATTGAATATGACGCAACTTGTGCAATAAGTTATACAGCTGACGCACAACAAGATATTGAAAAATTCAGTATCTATCACGACGTAAGAAGTGATATAAAAGTGTCATTACCAAATCAAAATAGTCTTTAATAATTAAATAAAACTAAACTTAGGTGGTCAGTTTAGCCAGGTCAATCTTCGGGCGTTTACACCCACCGTTTTATTAAATAGGAGGATTGAAATTATGGATAATGTAGTAATCATTAAAATTGAAGGTGTAGAGTATGAATTCAAATTAAAGAGTTCAAGTATTCTATACTTGGAGAAAAAATTAGGAAAGAATATATTTGAAGCATTCCAAAACCCAGACTTTACAACAATGGTTAATTTATTCTATGCCTGTGCAAGCCAAGCGTGTAAAGTGAAATATGCAGATGAAGGAGACTTGTTTGACGCATTATTAAAAGAATATGGAATGCAAGAGCTAGCTGAGAATTATCTAAATGAGATAGTTCAAAAATCAGGCTTAGTACAGAAAGAACAAGAAATACCTATGACACCCAGTACAGAAGCTAGCGAAAAAACTTGGAATAAGTAAATGGGTTGACGAAGGTGAAGTTGAATACGATCCATTAGCCGGTTTCCACACGGTTCACGATATATATGTGGAGTTAGTAAAACAAGGTTGTGAATTGAAAGAACTATATGATTATTCTTGTAAAGAATTATTATTTATGTTGAAATATAAACGAGAAGGATTGGCTTACAAAATTTGGCGTATGGGTAGTATGAATAGAGCTGCGTTTGGTGCAAAAACCTATCCCGCTAAGATGGAAGAAGCAATGTCTGAATTGTTTGAAAAAAGACCAAATGCTCCTATGCCAGAATGGTTGAGGGAGGATTATGAAAAGAAAGTAAATCAATCTGTGAAAAAACACATTGATTAAAATATAGGTTGTAGGAGGTAGTAAATATGGATAATGAAATAGAATCTCTTTGGTTATCGTTAGGAATAAAACCAGACGACCCTAGCGCGAGTGACGCGGTTGATAAGATAATAAAAACCGTTCAATCAAAATTAAAGTCATCTATATATGGTGGCAAAGATGGTGTCATTACACTTCCTGCAACAATAGAAGGTAAGTTCAAAAACGGACGAGAGATTGATAAAAGTATAACAGACGCTTACGCCGCTATCTATAAAAAAGCAAAACAGATGGCTGACGAAAGCGTCTCTTTGACGTTAGAAGATATAGAAGATTTTAAAGCGCAAATAGATAAATTTGGAAAGAAAACTTCTAAATATAAAAGTAGTGATATTATTTCAAATGCCAATAATAATTTGAGACAAATGTTGTCTACTTATCAAGATTATGTGAATGAATTAAGAATTGAAGTAAGTAAAATACAAAAAGTCCAAATAAAACAAACCCAAAAAACAAAAGCACAACAAAAAGCGAAAACACAACAAAAGGGTAAAACTGCGTATGACGATTATTTAAACAAACAAGAAAAATATTCAAAACAAGCACAAGGTGCTAAAGAACGAAAAGAATTATTTCAAGAATTAGATGAAGTCAGAGAAAATAAATCTCCTATAAAATCTAGTGGAAATATAAGAGCGAGTAGTACAAATGATTATTTAATGAGATTGAGTGAATATAGCGCACACGGTAGTAAATGGGCAAATGAATTAGCAAGAACTTTAAGAGAAGAAGTGGCTAAATCTGCAAAAACTCTTGTCACATATATTGATCCTAGTTATAAAAAACGTACAGAAAATGGTCGTGCGACAACCGAGAGAGAATTTTTAAATGACACCATAAAGGCTGCTAAAAAGCAATTAAAAAATTCTATTGCTCAATTAGAAGCTGGGAGCGAAGACATCACATTAGATACATTAAAAGAACAAGCCGCAGTAATCAAAGTATTAAATAAAGCATTAGGAAGAACCACAGAACAAGCTGAAAAAATAATTACAAGTGCTATTGAAAATAGATATAACGGAAGCACAGAAGTTACACAAGGTAAAGGTAAATATAAATATGATAAAACAACTCAGACCAAAGTTGGTGGAACAAATTTAGAAGAAGGTCAAATAAAAGGTGCAGGACCTGGTCACGATAATACTCAAAAACTAGTGAAAGAATTATATACAGCAATGCATCAATGGGATGCGGAAGTTATCGCTGATACTATTGCGAAAGAAATAATACTAGGTAATGAAAAAACTATAAATAAAATTGAAAATAATCGTAAAAGAAAATCTACCACAAGTCAATCTGATAATAAAATAATGAATGTAAAAACTACCCCAGATTATAAGACAGAGCTTGCACAATTAAATGGTAGAACAAACGAAGTATTTGATGCTGTAATACAAACTAATAAATTAACTAACGAACAAACTACTTATGATAAAAATGCAAATGTCAAATCTGATACAGATATGGCGAAAGAAATAAAAGTAGAAGAAGTAAATAGAGATATAAATAAAGATACTGCACGAGCTGTAAAAGCAGACGAAGTTAGCGGTTTTAACACAGATACAACAGCGAATGAGTTAATAAGTGTGGTTAGAGATATAAGTGGTAAAATGAATACAGTGTCTCAAGCTGTAAAAAATACTACTTCACAAATTCATTTACCTTCGTCAGCCAAAGATTTATATAAAGCATTACCAGACCCAAATAGATTATTAGGATTACCAAAACCTGATGGTAGAAGAAAGAAAATATCAGATGGAATGAAGGACGAAAATCCACCATTATCATTGATACCAGTGCAGGACGCGTTGAAAAAATCATTAGCTGTAATACCAAATGAATTTGCAAAAACACTAAAAGAATCAATACATCCGTCAGTTAAAGATATACAACATAAAATTGATAGACCAGAAGGAACAAACGAGTTTAAATATGATGAAGATATGTTGCGTAGATTGGCTAACGCTTCAAATGCAAGAAAAGAAATGCGCCGTAGACAAGATATGAATTATACCTCTCCGCCAAGAACTATTGTGCCAGATTATCAGCCACAAGTTAAACATTCTGATATTTATGCGTCACCTATTAAAACTACATTGAGAGATGTGTTTGAAAATTTCTTAAATGATTTAACTGGTGCGTCAGCAGAATATAAAAAAATTGTAAATGCGTCTACAGAACAACAAGATAAAATGGCTGCAGAACGTGTTAAAATTTGGGGTATGAACAATGGTAGAAATCCAAACGATACTGGTGATATAGCTTCAATGCGTCGTATCTTAGAATTATATAGAAATAATAAAGCTAGTATTGAACAAAATCCAGAGTTAATGCAAAAAATAAAATTAACAGACCCAATTGAAATTGATACAACTGAAGTAACAAAAGCATTTAACAAAGCATTATCAGGAAGAAATATGCAAAATGCTCAAATGGGTGGAAGTGTTGGAAAACAAATTCTTGGAGCAATGCGAGGATTTACGTTTATGCCTTCTATTGAAAAATCAAGAGCGCAAGCCGATGGTTTAAATCAGATATTAGGTATAATAAATAAGTCATTAAATTCCTTATTATCTAATATTCAAATGCACGAAACTACTTTGGCAGGAATGGAAGAATCTGGTCAAGCCAGATTTAATGCAGATGGTACATTGACAGAAGATTCTACTAGCGCAGCTAAAAAAACATTGGCTGACTTAGAAGAAAGTAAATATGTATTAGAAATGCTACAAGCTGATTTATTGGCAAATGAAGCAATTGTAAAACGTACTGGTGGTAATTATGGACAAATGATTAAACAGTTGTCGTTTGCTTCTCCAATATTAAGAGATTGCAATGGAATTTTAAGAAATATAAACGCTGGATTAGATAAAAACGGTAAAGCATTAAAATTCCAAACAAGAATGGCAGAAATCTTAAATTATACATTCCAGTTAATAGGACGTAGTATTGGTCAATGGTTTAAGAAAATAATAACTATGTTAAATCCATTGAATATAATTAAAAATACATTCAAAACTATTACTGGTTGGATTAAGAGTGCTTTCCAAGATTTTGGAAGTTATGACACAAAATGGCAACGTACTATGAATGTAATTAAAATAAACTTCCAAAGAGCAATAAAACCTGCAATGGAATGGATAGCACAAAAATTAGTAAATATTATAGGCTTCTTTAATATAATCTCTATGAAAGTACAAGAAGCGTTTGGACAAGTCCCAGTTGATTTATTTGACCAAGCTGGTGCAAATGCGGAAAAAATGCGTAGAGAATTAGAAAAGGCTGCAAATGTTACAGCAGGTTTTGACGAACTTCACGATATTGGTTCAGATAACAGTGGAGAAAATGATTTACTTGGTGATATTTATAAACCACAACTTTCTCAAGAATGGGTAGATAAAGCTAATGAAATTGGAGATTTATTAGCTGGACTTATCAAAGGTGAGAAAACAATCGGAGAAGTATTAGGTAGAATATTTGAAATGGTGCTTGAACTACTTGGAAAAATAGCAAAAGCTATATGGGATTGGTTTAAGAAAACAGCATTAGGAAAATGGTTAATTGATAATTGGAAAAAAATACTTGCTACAATATTGGCCGCATTTCTTGCTTGGAAATTATTGAAAATAGCAGGACCTGCGTTATTGAAAGCGTTGTTCAGTTGGATAACAGGAGGAAAAATAGGCGAAGTTTTAGGGAAACTTGGAACTAAATTTATGGACGTATTTACTTCTACTCAATTTGGTAGTGACTTTGTACGTGGTATAAAAGCTATGTTTAATAGTGGAGGTATGATTGGTACGTTTAAAGCCGGTGGAGCTTCACTTGGAGCAATATTCGCACAAGCATTAGTTGCTGTAATTGGTGTGGCTATAGCAGGATTTAGTATCGCAAAAGGATTTGATATAGTTGCTGATGACGAATCATATAACTTAGGTTATGAAGCCTATGGTGGTACAAAGGACAAAGATAAAAAATCAGGTGCTGGTGGTAAAGCTCTGGGTACACTAGGTGGTGCCGCTGGTGGAGCATTAGCTGGACTTGCGATAGGAGGACCAATAGGTGCCGCAATAGGTGCCGCGATAGGTGGAATTGCAGGATTGATTACAACTTCATTAGCTCCTGCATTTGAAAAACTAGAAGTCGCAGCAAGAGACGCAAATAATGAAATGCAAAAAATTGAATATTATGAAGGTGCTGTAAAAGGCGCACAATCTCAAGTAGATATATTCGATGAACAATTACAATTATTAAAACAATCATTAGACTATACTACTCAATCTGTATATGACCAAGGAGAAAAATTAGGTATCAGCAAAACTCGTATGGATGAATTAGTACAAGCTACACAAAATGGTACGTTTACTACTGATATGCTAACAGGCTCAGAAACAGGATTAGCAGGAAGTCTTACTGATTTAGCACAAAAACAAGAACATACTACTGAGGTTACTAAAAAACTGGAAGAAGCTCAAAAGAAATTACTAAAAGCACAAACTGAATTATCTATTGCACAAGACATTGAAGCTGGTAATTTTGAAATTGCGGCAGCAAGAATAGAAGTAGCTGAAGCACAAGGTGTATATTCAACAGAAGACGCTACTAAAAAACGTATTCAATTATACAAACAAGGTGGAGAAGAAGAAAGAAAAGAATTATTACAAGATTTAACTCCAGAACAACGTAAAAGAATGCTTGAATATGAAGGTGTTACAGAAAAAGAATTAGCGGAATTAGCAAGACTATGGAACGAATCTGGTACTGATACTCAAAATGCGTTATTAAAAGGAGTAGATGACCAAACAATCAGCAAATTTAAAGGTCAAATGAACAAAATAGATGAGGAGATAAAAAGTCATCAAAGTTTCTGGCAAGGTGTAGGAGACACATTGGCTGAAATATTTACCTTTGGTAATGCGACTACTTGGACTTATAATGGAGAAGCAAAATATTATAAAGACCAGAATAAAGTAAAAATTCAAAAGAATGCACTTGGTACAAATTGGGTAGAATCTGACGGTTTAGCTTATTTACATCAAGGTGAAGCTATTATACCTAAAAAATATAATCAACCATATCAACCACAAAACAACGCTGGAATGGAGAATGCAATAAACAATTTAGTACAACAAGTTGCTCAAATCAGTAACCAAGTAAACCAAGGTATATCAGTTAAAGGCCAATTCGTACAAAGAGGCTCTGATTTAGTAGCAACAGTTGAAAAAGCCAATAACAGAGCAAAAAATAACATATTAAATAATAGAGTTTATGCAAGATAAAAGGAGGTAGAAGGTTATGGATATACATTCAGGAATATGTCCAAAAGTGAATTCGTTTGCGCCATTGTTAATTATAAATAGAGAGAATTTTTATTTCCACGACCCATATGGAAATCGTTTAACTGAGGATTATTCAAAATATGACCCTTCTCACCCATATTGGAATACTGTAAATAATCCAGCGATAGGCTACCAAGAAAAATCTGAACAATTGGTTAAGTCTACGAGAAACGCTAATGGACAGGTTGTATCACAAACTATAAACCGTAGACTTAACAAATTTGAAAATTTATATTGGCCATATTTGTCAAGGTATGACGTAAATTGGTTGAAAAAACAGATTGCAAAGTTTGAATGTGAATTATGGTACTGGGATGATGAATATGAACAATTTATAAAAAGAAAATTCTACTGGGGTGACTTTGAAGCCACCCCGTGTGAATGGGAAACTATAAAATATACAGCTGGAGGAAATTATTTATATGCAAAACGTCCAATATGGTACAAAGATGTTAAATGTAATTTGATAGATATGGGATATTAAAAATAGAAAGGAGGTAGGTTATGGCGGTTCATAGAGATACATATGGAAATTTGGATAGAGCTGATTTTGAAAATCATTTAAAAGCTAGGACAAGAAAAGAAGGTTATATTGATATAATAATGTATACACCAGACACAAGTATTCAAATCAGCAATGTAACTTCTACTGATAAATTAGACATTTGTAATATAGACGCAGTTACTGATTTAGATAAATATAATAGTGGAACAGTTGCAACATTGGAAGAAAATTTGTGGTTATTAGACGGTAGATTTATTGTATATCAAGGTACACCAATAGACGGATATGTTTCAGAAAGTGTTTCAAATGAAAATGGAGAATTTGAAACTAATCCAAAAATGAGAGTGAATTTAGCACACACAAGTAATATTGAAAATTTTTCAATAATACTAAATCCAGCTGTACCCAGTGCTTATCCAAAGAGTATTAAGGTTCATTGCTATAACGCAAGTGATACAGAAGTTACTACATTTACAGAAAGAATTGAATGGGAGGATTTGAATGGGTCGCATACATTAGAAACTTTACCTTCTGTTAATTTTGAAATAAACACAAATAATATTAGTTATTTAGAAATAGAATTTATTAAAACAAGATTTAGACACAGACGTATTCGTGTAAGTACCATTATGTTTGGTAAAACTATTTATTTAGACCAAGACGCAGTATTAAATGTAGACTTTGATGATAAAACTTCGTATGTATGTGACACGTTACCTTCAAGGACATTTAGCTTTGACGTGAATAATTATGACGGATTTTATAATATAGATAATCCAGAAAATGGTTATATAAACTTAACTCGACAAACTAGAATTAGATTTAGAAATGGATATAATGTATTTGGTTATGAATATAATCAAGATGGTACTGTAAAAATGGAAGACGAAATGGAATATACAACAGTTGAACAGCAAGTTTATGACGACGAAGGAAACCCAGTAGTAGATGAAGACGGAAACCCAGTTACACGTTATATAGGAGTTGCAACCGTAAAAAGAGCAAATGCTTTTCCAGTAATCAATTATGAATTAGGGGAAGGTGTTGAAATCGAATGGGATAATTGGAAAGAATTAAGACTTATGGACGTATCTGCAAATGCAGACGAAAGTGCAACATTTACTTGTGGTTCACTTTTAGACGTAATGGAAGAAACTTATACAACAGACATATATCCTAACGGGGAACGCACTGTGTCTGAAATAGTAAATGATATACTGATTTATGAAGGTTTTGACCTAAATTCAGTTGAATTTTCAACAGATATAAACGATACTAATTTTGGAAATTATCGTATTAACGTGCCAATCCCAGAAGTTACTTGTAAAGAAGTATTACAATTATTAGCATTTTCAGTTGGTGCAACACTTTTGATAAAAGATAATGGACATATTAAATTTGCAAATTTAGATATTTCAAATCCTTCGACATTTACAAATTCTTATACTTGGCATTATACAGATTTTGAAAGTATACCAGCTGCTGAACAGTTAAATGTTATAAATAATATATCACAAATATCAATGCCAAAATATTATGCTCAATTAGAACAGACAGGTGACGTAGATAATTTTGTAGCAAATAATTCCGCTATAACAACTGGTAACGTATATAGTCATTGTAAAGTTATTGCAACCGCTACGTGTACGTCAGTAAGTAACGAAGTAACATATAGTGACGCATATGTGATAGGGGCAAGACTGTCAGATGAAAATTCACAATCTGTCTTACAAGCTATATCACTTGGTACTATTAGACTTTATAGTAAACGAGGTCTCATATCTCTTATAGGTTTTTCGGGTGGAGAAGAAGTTAAAGTTGAGATAATAGGTTATCCTATAAATATAAAAACTATACAAGAAAGAAATGTAACAAGTAATAGTTTGATATTAAATACACAAGTAATGCAATATGACATAACGGCTAATAATAAATCAGAATTTATTAAAAATAAATATTTAGAATGGTATAAAAAGAAATTCAAATATACTTATAATGGTAGAGGAGAACCCCTAGTAAATGCAGGAGATTATGGTATAATTCAAACTCAATTTACAGCAGAAATGCCTGTTTATATATTAAGAAACCACTGGACTTTTGATGGTACGTGGTCAGGAGATATGGAGGTGATTGCACTTGATTAGAACGTGGATTGAACCAATTTATGATAGAACATTAGGAAGTGTAAAAGCCGTCCAAATAGACCCAGACCAAGAAAATCCAAAAGGTTGTTGGAATGATATTGATTTAAACAGATTAGAAAAAAACACTGCATATTGCGCAGAATGGATGGTGCAACAAAAAATAGTACGTACAGCGCCAGATATTGAAGTTTATGAAAATAATTATTGGCAGAAAAATATGGTGCCTACAAAAACAGAAATAGATAGAATTGTAAGTAATATTAAACAGTTAGTAGATTTATCTAAACGAAATCCCGCAATAGCAGACCAATTGCCTAATATATACGCTAGTGCAACACAACCTAACTATGTATTAGCCAATCAGTTAGAGTTTGCGCTATATCTAATGCACGACCAGCCAAAGTTACCATTAGATTATTGGAATGTGGAAATTGTAAATGGTATTATCACACAAATAGTAAGAGACGATGGTACAACTGAACGTATTAACGCTAGCACAGCATTAGTTGCAGAAGACGAAGTTGTTACAATAAGAGGAGTACCTTATGGTGAATTTGCACAATATCAATCTTTTAGAGATTGGAGTGGTAATGCACAAGATTTATTATTACTACGTCCAGATAGTGAGACACAAGAAGCCACTTTCACAATGCCTTATAGAGATATTTCATATACTGCGAATTTTGAAACACACATACCTAGAACATTGACAATTACAAATGGATATATTTCAACAAGTGGTTCACCAACTGCTAGTAGTGGTCCAAGTACAGCAACTTATTTTGCAGGACAGGAAGTTATGATTATCGCCACAGTAGCGCCATTTGGAATGGAATTTTATGAGTGGCAAGGAACAAGTGAAGCGTTATCTCAAATAGTAGGTGTAACAACCGCGGAAGACCCTTCCGTATCAATATTAACAATGCCTGATTGTGACGTAAATCTAACCGCATTTTATCGTGACGCAGCTGGTCATTATTTAACAGTTAATGGTGGTACAGGTGGAGGTATTTATAAATACGGTACAAGCGTACATATTTCTGCGAGTGTACCAAGTCATTATAGATTTTCATATTGGTCAGGTAACACAAGTTATTTAACAGACATACATAGCTCATATGGCTCATTCACAATGCCCGACACTGCATTAACTTTCACAGCACATTTTGAGTATGTATATTCTTATAACAGCGTACAAGTAATTGATGGTTTAATCACAGTAAATAATTCAAACGTTGAACAAGCTAGTGGATTAAGGCAAAGCACATCTTACACATTAGTACCAACACCACCAGATAGTTCACAAGGTATTTTGAATTGGACAATTGAAGGAGTAGGTAGTATCAGTACCGACGCACTAGGAAATCATACAAACACTTTTACTGTTGGAGATGGTAATGCAATTATCACAGGACATTATGCTCCAATAAGAACTATAACTGTTACTAATCAAGATAATAGTGGTGGAACTTCTGTAAACCAATTAGTACAAGGACGTAAACAAAGATTTACAACTAATTCGTCAGTAGGAGATTATAGGTTTAATGGTTGGTATGAAAATGATACAAGAATTAGCACAAGCACAACACTGGATATTACAGCAGGAGCAAATGATAGAACTATTGAGGCTAGATACGATTTTTACCCAACATACACTGTAACTTTAGTGAACAGAAATAATGGAGGTGCGACTACCGAATCTCGAGTTTTATCGGGAAATTATTGGAGTAGTTCAACAAACGAGGAAGCTGGAGATTACTTATTTGTAAGATGGCTAAAAGACGGCAGCCAAGTAAGCACTTCTACAAGTTATGGATTTTATGTATCAGGAGATACAACAATCACTTGTGAATATAGAGAAAAAGAAACATACCATTTAACTGTTGTAAATGGTACTGGCTCAGGGGATTATAAAGAACGACAACCCGTAAATATTTCAGCGGATACAAGTTTAGGAGATTTTTCTAACTGGTCAACTTCAAATATTTATAGTATTAACAATTCTTATAGTGCTAATACTACTGTTAAATTAGGTAGAGGAGACGGTACTGTAACCGCTAATTACAATATGAGGAAAATAACAGTAGTAACAAATTCAGGAAGCAACACTTACAATGTTAGACAAGGAGATTCAATATCAGTAAGCTCTGGAACGGCTCCAGACACATATGAATTTAATCATTGGTCATTAACCTCAGGAGACGCAGAAATCGCTAATACAAATTCATCTTCAACCAGAATATATGCAAGAACTAGCGACAGTATAATAACTTGTAATTATACACCAATCCCTTGGTTTACTGTGACGATGATAGATGGTGAAATTCAAAATGGAGATACTTGGGTAGATAGTGCTACTATTTTACGAGATTCACCAAACAATATTAGAGTAAAACAAGGTTCTGTACCTTATGGACATCAGTTTTTACAATGGGAAATATACATAAATGGTGTATTGCAAACAAATACAAACTATGTTGAAATTTATAGCCCACTTGCGGAGACTACAAGACTTTCAAAATTAAGAAGTGATTGTACGATAAAGGCTACTTTTTATGTACCAGACACCACACAACAACGTACACTTACCGTACATAGAAAAGACGGTTCAACCACACAATACACAAGACCTATTGGAGACCAAGTAACTGTATACGCAAGTAGTCCAGACCCAGGTAAAGAATTTTATGAATGGACTGGAGATTTAGCTTATGCAAGTACAAGTGCTTTAATAACACCTATTCAAATGACAATACCTTCTGTAAACATTGAAATTACAGAAAATTATATTGACGAAGGTGCTAGACCAAAAGTAACATTACACCGAGCTGGTATATATGGAGAAATGAAATATACAACAACTTCTACTGACCCAGAAACTGGAGATGAAGTAGTGACTGAACATTGGACAACAGAACCTCACGATTATTATGTTGGAGATGAAGTTGAGATAAGAATGACCGCATTTCCAGATGAATATTACTTCGGTGGTTGGTCAGCGTATGCTTATTCATCTGAAGAAGATTTGACAGACATTATAAGCAGAACTAACCCACCTGATTTCCCATATACTACAACATTAACTATGCCTAAAGTAGCAACTACCTTCCAAGGTAGTACAGTGAGAAAAGGTGCTGTGCAGATTATATTGGAAGATGGTTTAATTGGTGAAAGCGATACTAGCGCTACGGTTTATAAAGACAAACGTGTAGATATTAGATTTGGAAAAACTAACACAGACCTAGTCCATTACGCATTTACGAGATGGACGGTGCTTCCAGGAAACTATACACCAATTACACAAATTGAATTGTGGGACGGAGGAATGTTCAACCCATTAGTACCGGGTACTTATGACAATCCTATTTATATAAGAATGCCTGCTACTGCGGTAGGATTAAAAGCTAATTATATAGCTTCATATAAATTAGGTTTGACAAACGCAACAATTGATAGTACAGGTGAAACTTCAGGATTTTATGAAAATGGAACACGTGTAAATATTACTGCTGATACAATTAGTGGTATGACATTTCAATATTGGGAAGGTGATACTGATACAATCATAGATATACACGACCCAACCACGGTAGTTACTACAGTCGAAGGTTCTACTTCATTGAGAGCAGTATATTCAGTTGATAGTGAAAGAAATGATATTGGGTATACAACGTTAAGTTTAAGTACAAGTACAACCGTTGATAATACAAATATAAATATAATTTCTGGAACGCTTCAAGCCGGCTTTATATTAACAGATAGTGTGGGTCATATTTACGTAGTGGTAAGTATAAATAATGGTGTAAGCACAATAGTAAGATTGACCAAAATAGATAGAGGAGGTAATGGTTATGGCTAATAATATAGGTACAATAAGTACAACGAAACTATCAAGAACAATAGGAAATTCTACAACAATTACAGACGCTTCACGAATAACTGCAATTTCTGGATTTGTTGATGTAGGTTTTATGGGATTTGACGTAGACGGGACAATGGGGGTATGCACCTCCTTTACCCGTGACCAACAAGATAACCCAACTTATATTTTTAGAACTTGTAGTTTAAATACAGAAATTGATATTCAAGCTATACTAGCTCAAAATTATTAAAAAGTGAACAGAAAATTGTCCAGTTTTGGAAACTTAAAACTAAAAATGTAAAAAATGATTTCTACCTATAAATTTTATAATTATGTAACCTAACAGACGCGTCAAAATTGCCGTAAATCGTTTTTATATATTAAAATAATAAAGTTATACTCCTAAGGGGTAAAATCGCTATACGGGCATTTTAAAGCCTTACAACGCTATATGGTGATTTTACCCCTATTTTTAATACCGTTTGTTAAAATTTTGACAGGGTTCGACAAAAAATGACAAGCTACGACATCAAAAAGTGAACAGAAATCAGATTGAGTCATTTTAAGACGCATTGATGAGTCTAAAAACGGTCCGTCTAAAAACTGTTCACTTTCTCATTGAATTTATAATTAAAAGTAAATGGGAGGAAGATAATAAATGAGTAATAAAAGTGCAAAACAAGAGCTGATAAGAAGGTATGGCAAAGAATGTTTCATTGAAAAATTACATTTGAGAAAAGATGATAAACCAAGAAGATACACAGGTAAAGGGCAAATGAAAAGAATGAAACAATTAACCTATCATCATATCAGAATGAAAAAAGATGGTGGAAAAGCTACAGTTGAAAATGGAGCGTTACTTTCCGCAGAAAACCATCAATGGTTTCACCAACAATCACCACAAGCTCAAGGTTATATGAATGCACTATTTCAAGAATATAAAAGACAAGTGGATGAATGTGCTGTTGTGTTTGTAGACGATTTAGAATTACCGTTTGAAGTAAAACCAATTGAATTTAGTATTGATGAAAAAGGAAGATTTAATCGAGCAGAAGAAAAAAGAAAAACACAAAAAATTATAGATGAATATTATGAACAAGAAAAATGATACCGGTTTTTACACCGGTATCAAATTTATATTAAGCAAGAGTTAACCAAACATTTCTGAAATTATTATTTGTTTTGATTTCCATATTAACTTTAGTTCCTACTAATTCATAAGCATTATCTGTTATAGTTGAAATATCGTTGCTGCTAACGTCTACACCTAATTCTTTTAATTGAGATACAGTTCTAGCAATAGCAGAACGTGTTTTTTCTAAGTTTTCTCCAGCTAGCATTAAGTGTCTAAATTCTTTCTTTCCACCTTCTACTGCTACAGTAATAGTAATCATTGGTTTACCACTATTTTTTGAATTTTTAGCTTCAACCTTTTCTATTTCTCCTACATAGTTTCCGTCTGGTAAATTTTCAAAATTATTTGTGTAGTCTTCTATTTTATCTACACCACCCATTTCTTTGAAAATTGCGTTTAATTCTGATAAATCTTCTTTATCTATTCCATTATTTGCCATAATAATTTCCTCCTTAAAAATATTTTATTAACCTATAACTGAACGTCTTTTAGGTTTTTCTTCAGCTGGTTTTTCCTCAGCTGGTTTTGCTTCTGTGTCTTTTTCACCCATAACTATTTTTTCAGCGTCATATAATTTTTTAAAGTTTTCGTCAAAATCTTTTTTAGTCAAAGGTATTGCAGTCTTTTTAATTGGTAGTCTTGAACCACCAAACTCGTCGTCTGAATTTGAAATATGTAACTCATATCTTGCTGTACCATCTTCGCTTATAGATTTAACAGTCCTTGCTATTATACCCATAAGTCCAGACATTTGGTCTCTAAGTTTTTCTTCAAACACAGGTTGGAATTTAGAAATTTCTCTACCGAATTTATTTTTCTCAATTATTTCTTGCTCGTGTGAGATAAACATTACATTGTCAAAAGCATTTGCGATTGAGAAAATACTTTCCCATAAAAAACTTCTAAGCATTGTGTAACCTTTGTAAGCAATTTCTGATTCGTGTTCAACACCATTTTTATCACACCAATAAAATCTCAAATAGTCAATCAAGTATGAAGTAGTGTCAACAACCACCCATTCAGGTTTTATTGTTTTAAGTTTTGCAATAGCGTCGTTCAACTCTTTGTAATTTCTCACTCTTAATATTCTTTCTGGTGGGAATGTATATTCTGCATTTCCGTCAGTTGAAATAATATACGCATTTTCAAATTGTGAAGCGAATGTTGTTTTACCAGACATTACCTTACCATAAATCCATAGTTTCATATCCTGTATCCTCCTTTCTATTAAATTAAAAATAGACCTCTTTGAAGGTCTACAGGATTATTTATATCAGTAAAAAAATTACTAATTATTTGATTATCGCGTTTAATCCTGTAAACGACTTACTTGTTCTATTATGTTTGTATTATATATTATAAAAAATAAAAAGTCAATACCTTTATTGACTTTTTTAAAATTATTTTATTTCGTTTAGTCTTCTTCTAACTTCATTAAATAAAAACGCTAAGAAATTGCTACTTACACCTAGTTTTTCACGATAATAACTTGGGTCAGTATCTGGAATATTTATATTAAATCCATAAGCACCAAACCCTACCACACCAATCAATAAGTCATTACTTGTTATACCTCTTTGGTGATTACCAAAATTATTTGGTTTATACATAAACATTACATCATATTGTGAATATTCTTCTTCTATTTGAATATTCATAAACATATTTCCTCCGTCAAGTAATGCTCCAACGATAATACTTGCATAAGCGCCTATTTCATTTTTTATTTCTTCGTCTATTTCCATTATTATTCTCCTTTTTTAACTTTGTAACTTTACCATCTATGATATAGTTTCCTGTTTCTGTACGTGGTACATAAATATTTCCTGAATTTTTTAAATCACGTTTTTTTCTTAAAAACCCTTGTAATTTCATATACATTTTATAGGCTTGTGCTGGTGTTGCGTCAAAAAATTCAATTTTATGAAGCATATCGACAATGCGTTTATCATATTGTGAAATTAGTTCGTTATTATTCTTTAGTCTTTCTTTTTCTGAATATACAACACCAGGAGTTTTATTTATCCTGTTCACTTGTATTATCCTCCTCTAATTTTAGTGGCTCATCTGGGTATAATTTATTATATCTATTTACTTGGTCTTTAATTGCTTCACCCATTTGTTCCCAAAACTTTTTATCTTCTTTGTTTCTTCTGATTTGGCATATTAACATATGCACCAATACTACAATTTGTAATACTAATAAAGCGATTAACAAAAATTTTATAGTTAAATCAACCATCATTTTACCTCTTTTCTATATAAGGAGTATGGCGGGTTTACTTTATATCCCGCCTGCAACGCCCGCAATTTTAATTTAATTATCCAATTAGAAAGGAGGATAAGTAAATGCGTTTGCGGTAAACGTCACACTGTGCGCCTCCGTATGGGACCGTTATAACGACGCCAGCCAACAAAGATAGTGCCTGTGTGGAAGAACACTTATCTGCCCATCTTCAATATGGAGCTACCATATTCCTCGTGCGTCACAGGGGCTATTCCCTAGAACAGAAATGTGACGTCTCGCTACTAGCCACGCTAAACTCCCTTTTGTTTACGACACAAGGGACCTGCTGTCGGAGGGTTTTATAGACTTTACCTTGTCTTTGGCGCCGTCCACAGGACTCGAACCTGCAAGTCGTTTCCGACCAACTGCTTTCAAGGCAGCGCCCTCACCACCCGGACAGACGGCATATTAAAATATGAGAACAACCAAACTCATATTATATATGGAATTATCTTGGCGTGGTTGTTTTTAATGGTGGGCGGAGAGGGTATCGAACCCACTCGGGTCGCTAGACATTGGATTTACAGTCCAACCCCGCTCCTTACGGGACTACCCGCCCATATTAACAATAACCCATTTCTCTACGTTTTTCGTTTATAACTTCGACTACGTCTCTGACAACTTCTTCTTCGTATTTTTCTTTCCATATTTTTTCACGTTTCCAAAAATGCTCTGCGTTTATAGTTTCACAAACACCAATACAATATATAGCTGTTCCAGCGGACCAACAACCGTCGCAAGCTCTTTGGTTACACCAATCTACAAATTCTTTATATTTCATTTTAAATCCTTTTTCATAAATATTTTGGCGCCGAGAGCAGGATTTGAACCTGCGGACCCTGTTACTAGGTCGACGCGTTAGCAGTGCGTTGGTTTAAACCACTCACCCATCTCGGCACATTTGGTAGCGCTTTCGAGAGTTGAACTCGACACCCCAGCGTGAAAGGCTGGTGGCTTAACCGACTGCCCCAAGCGCCATATGAAGGGGCTAACCGACCCCTATTTTCTTTTATGGAATTTAGCCCAATCATTGATTGCGTCTTCTAAACTCCAATCGTGCAACGTTCTCCAACCGTCTTACTCCATTTGCTAATTCTTTTTGGTCTTGTTCCCAACGGTCTATTGCGTCTTGTTTTGTTTCTAAAAATTTGAATTCCCACAATTCCCAACTATCTAACCCTATGCGCTTATAATAATGACCATTACCAACTTCAACATTAGGGTCTTTTAACTTTCTTCTGATTTTACGGTTAGCATATTGTTTTCCTTTTTTCATAGACCTACCCCATAAAACCATTCTTGAAATTGGAAAATGTTTATAGCTTCTACTCATAATCTCGCCTCCTTAGGCACTAGGCCCTAGAAGACGCTACCTTTTTGCTTTTCATTAAAGTTGATTACTGCTTTTAATAAATCCATATCATATTGATTTGCTATTGCAGGTACATCTTTATTTAAACAATGACTATTCCAATATGGTGTAGTTTCGTACACAAAAGTATGAGAAGGGTTTACTCTTGGGTCTAAAACAAACAACTCTCTTAATTCACTATAATTAAGTTTTTCTTTTTTACACACGTTGTAAAATGCTTGACAAAAACTAACTTTAGTTGCTAAGAAAGAATTTTCCATAAACTTAACTAATTCAGCAAGCTCTGGTTCTACAATTTTGAATATATGTCTTCCGTCATAACAAGGTAATAATATTTGAATAATAATATTACAATCTTTTTTGCTGCCACCTAAAATAGTAAAATCAAATTGGTAATTGTTGCAATGTTTTGTGCCACCATAATATTCAGGACTAAACACCAGATGTTTTTCTGTTTTATATGATAGTGCTTTTATTGTGCCTACAGGACAAGTAGATTTAATACAATAAATATTACAATCATATTCATTTATAGCATTTTCTACTTCTGTTATATCTAATTCATTATTTTTTAATGGAGTATCTACACATATAAAGCCTAAATCATATTTAATATTTTTTATAGTATTTACTTCTGATTTGTATTTGTCCACAATATCAGGATTTAAGTCTTTTAATTCATTTGCTAAATTATGTCCTACTGTACCATATCCAATTATCAATACCTTACTCATTTATTCCTCCTAACCAATAGCATATCCTACACTACTAACTGCTTTTACAAAATCCGGTTGTTCACATTTCGTATACCCAGAGGTTGGTTTGTGGTATTTATACCACGTTGGGTGAAAATCATATTGATATAATCCTTCTGGAATATTCTCAATTACAGCATAATCATAACAAGTTTCCCATATATCGCAAGAATTATATAATACGGCGTTTTCAGCTTTTTCAAATGTATCAAAATAACCTACACATCTAGTATCACTAACCTCACCTTTTTTAGTTTCAATGGTTGTTATGAAATACATAATTATTCTCCTTTTTAATATAATGGCTGGGGTGAAACAACTAACCCTCCCCAGCGGTGATTGTCGGTATTTACCCACTGCTCGTGTATGCTCTAGGTAAAGTTTGTTACCACATATCAGGGTTTTCAATAATCTCGTGCATACAGATTACGGCTTATTGTTACTCTAGTTGATTTGTTGTGACTGACCTTCACAACAAGGTGACAGCGCCAAGGCTATCTGGAGCTGGCTCTCGGACTTGAACCGAGGACCTATAGTTTACAAGACTATTGCTCTACCATCTGAGCTAAACCAGCGTATATCTTTATTATATTCAATCTTTCCTATAATGGATTTTCACCACTCCCCCACGTCAATTAAGATAGTAGTCGCAGAATCGAACTGCTCGAGTTGAATATAATAAAGTTTTGGTGATTTAGCACCAATAAAAATGTTCACACGCCCTTTCGGGCTGGCTCGGGAGCCTAGACTCGAACTAGGAATATATCGGTCAAAGCGCTATGTGATACCATTTCACCACTCCCGAATATTTTATTTATATGTGACATTGTTTAATACATAAGACATTGTTGCGTTTGATACGTTAAAATGTTTTGCAAGAGCTGTTAATCCGTATTCTTTATCTCTAGGTTTATAAACTTCTCTACACCATTCTACTTCTGTTGTTGTAAGTTTTGAATTATGAGAATGTTCACCACGAGCTTGGCTTGACCAACGCTCTTTTACCCATTCAAGATTACTCGCTTCATTATTCAAAGTGTTGCCGTCAATGTGTCTAACCCAAGTGTAACCCATAGGATTTGGTACAAAAGCCATAGCAACTAAACGAGCTACGATATAATATTTGGCGTTTCCTCTTTTTCCTAAAGATAAGTTTACCATTAGACAATTACTTTTATCTAATTTTTGTTTTAATATTTTTCCAGTCTGTTTGTTTCTAACGTCTCCGTATTTTGAGACTTCGTAATTTGGACAGACATTACATTCTTTCCACATTCTAACTATCACCTACTAAATTTTTTTGGTTGCGGGCGTAGGAATCGAACCTCGTCTATGGGTTATGGGCCCATCGTGCTGCCGTTGCACCACCCCCGCGGTATTTAATTGAAAATACTTTTTATTTTATATAATTTTTCAGGGTGTGCTTCATAATGATTTTTTTCACAATACTTCATATAACATTTTTCGTCGCAAAAATGTTGATTGTACTCGTTTACACTTCCCCATAAAATTATTTTTTTACAGTTTTCACATTGATAAGCTAACATATATATCTCCTATCTATACCAAGACTTTTTCTTTTTTATAATACTAGATAAGTCTTCTGTATTTGGTAGTGTAATATCTTCGGGCGTTATATCTTTTATACTGTTGCCAGGTTTTAATTCAATGTAATGTATTACATTTTTGTCAGATATTTTTATTACTACACTACCAAAGGCAGGACTTTTTCCAGTTTTACCTAACCCACTTTCAAAATTTATTCTACCTTTAGGTACGAATAATTCACACTTACAGTGTAAATCGTGAAATCTAGCAGTAGTCAAAAATTCAATGGGAAATAAAACATAGATAGTGTTGTGTGCTATATTATATGTTTCTACCGCCTTTGCTAAAAATTTGTGTTTATCTGTAAATGGAGGGTTAATCCAGATACGATCATATTTTGTCCAATCTTGTGCAAGACCATCTGTTTCAATTGTGTCATAATGAGGTACGCCAAACTCTAAGGCTTTTCCTTCACAAGTTGCTGGGTCATAGTCAAATCCGTCAGGGTAAAAGAAATCCACTACATATTTTGGTGTATAATATTCATTATCTTTGCTAAATACTACGCTCGCTTTTGCCACGTCCTTTTCCCCCTTCTTCACATATAACATTTGCCCAGCCATTGGCTATCTCTCCCTTGCATATTTTAGACTATCTAATAAACCTTTAATACTATCTAAATCATCAAAATGTTCTTCTTTTAAGAATAGCATAATTAGTCCTTTTTCATTTGCTTTTTTCAATCTTCTGCGTATCATTTCTTTATATCGTGCATTACTTATCGCACTGGATTTAATATCTATCACAATCAATATACCATCATATTTTTCTAATAATTTTGCTTGTACGGGTATACCTTCTAACGCGCTTCTATCATTTGGTGAATATGAAATTTCATTTTTTTGTAACCAAGTGAATAATTGCGTTGTGAATTTTGTTATATCTTTTTGTTCATACGAAGCTACATATTGACCTAATTCAGGATATTTTTGAAAATAACCCGGTGACAGTCTTGTTTTACCAAGTATTTCTGCTAACTCTTTTCTTGTGACTAATCTATCTTGTGCTTTTGCCCATTCAATTAGTTTATCTCCGTCGTTTAATTTATTATGAGACCCTTTTTTATCAATATCGTGTCTCAGTTCTATATCATTTCTTTCTAAAATACGTTTAATTGTTGTTGGATATGTACCGAAGGCACGTGCTATCGAGTTTAAAGACTGTCCATTTTCATATGCTTCAATTATTCCTCGTGGTTCTATTTTTGCCTTCATACTATACCTCCTTCACAGCGTCTTCATATATTTTTCGATTGTCTTTATTTAGGTCACACAATCTTATATTATCAAGTGCGACAGCTTTGTCTCCTAACGTTTCTGTTATTTTTTCTTTCGGTATATTTTTTTCTGCAATAATTACGTCTAAGAAAGTATTTTTTCTACCAAAAAATTCAGAATCTAATAAGTCATACGCCACGTCAATAAATTCTTTGTGAAGTTTTTTGCTAAAAAATCTAAACATATCAGCTATATAAGGTGAGCGTCCTTTACCTAAGTATGTACTCTCGCCATATAAAACACGTCTATATGAAGTTATTTGCATTTCTGGATAACCATATTCAGCTTTAAATTCCCTATATAGGTGGGCTTTATTTAGCGTCCTATATTCGGATAAGTCTTTCATAACTATTTCTTCCTTTCTTTTGATGAAGTCTATAATATAATTATACAATATTTTGCATAATTAGTCAAGAGGTTTCTTGTTGTTTTTTATCCACCATATTAACATCTCCACCGTCTAACATATATAATAAAATAGACAACCAATAAGTAGGTTTATCTGGGAACCATAGTCCATATTTGGCTTTTACTTTTACACATAATGCTAAGTGTCCTATATCGTCTACGTCTTTTGTAGACGTATCATTGTCAATCCATAATTCGAGTTTGTCATTTTTTCCTGCACGAAAACGAGGTAGCATACCCCATTTACTTTCACACAATACTATATCTATATCATTAAATCCATAATATTGCAACTTTGAGGTAATCCATTTGGGGTTACGGTCTATTTCTTTCATACCGTGATGAACGATTTTAGGAAAAATGATTTTGTTGAATATATCCCAAACAGCGGATAAACTTAATACACCACCTAACAATATGATTAAATCAATTGCGGTCATTTACTTCCTTCTCCTTCTTTCTTTGCTAATTCAGCTCTTTTTTTCAATAAATAATCAGACACTTTTTGTGACATAGGTTTGTCTTTTGTTTTAAAATGATGACTGTCTAAATGTCTTAAATGCTCTACACATACTTTTTCACTAGCATATTGCTTATATCCTGCTTCATATAATGCTACATAAAAAGCTACATTTGGTATTGCTATTTCTGGGTATAAAGGACAATCTTCTTCTTTAAGTATGGTGTAAGCACAGTATCCACCCCAGTCTCCTGGGTGTATATCTTTATATGAGTTAATTGGCGTAGTACCTGCAAAAAAGTTATTACCGCCTTGATTAACATAAAATTTGAACATACACGCTGATTTTTTATTAGATTTTCCTAGTTTCACTAACTCTTTAACAGCGTCTTCTTGCTTTATTGCGTCATCAATAGGAAAATACCAAAATACTTTTTTCTCGTCTGGATACATACTTCCAACTTTAGCTCTTAATCTATTTCTTGTTGAATACATAATATTTTCTTGATTATATTTGTGTTTATCATTTACTAATACTAATTTTTTGCCAGTCACGTTGTATAATTTTTGCACTTGTTCTTCTGTTGTAAAACCTTCTATATCGTTTGCATATACAACTACTGGGTCTGCTATATCCACATAATTTATTCCTACTCTAATCAATTCCTTAAATAGTCTTATATAGTTATCTACGAAAATATCTATATATCTTTCTAAATAACCACTCCAACTAACAGTACCAAAACAATATTTCATATCTATTCTTCCTTTCTTTTTCGTAATTTTTCTAATATGTAATCAATTCCACCGAAGTTATTATCGTCTATATATTCATTACAAAAAATTTTTCGTGGGTTATTACCAAACCAATCCTTCATATGAGGTAAATTATCGTTCACTGCGTCAAATTTTATATTATGGTCTTCACACCACATTAACGCACCTTCTAGTGCAACTCCTTCACGCATAGTTACTAAAATCAAATACGCACCTTTTCGTTGTTCTTCTAATATATAATCTATGATTTCTTGGATAGGCTCTCCTATATTAGGATAAGGGGACACTATTGTAGCCAGCGTCCCATCAAAATCAATACCTATGATTTTATTTCTTTTTTTCTTCATTTACTACAGTCTCCTTTTTCTTTCTAGTGCGTTTTGGTTTTCTTTTCATAAACAACATTTCCTTGTTATCAAAATAAACTTTGTCATTACCATTATCTTTTTCGTCACCTTCAAATTGAGGACGCATAAAAGATATATAAGCAGTTCCATATTTTTGCACACATTCTCTTGTACGAGCCAATCTTTGACAATCATTCTTAAAACCTAAATTTATATAATCTAAATCTTCTTTTTTATCGTCAGGCAGATTTTCTAAATCAACTTTCACTTCAAATGCGTCAGCCACTTCAAACTCGTGCTTTTTTGTTCTGTGCAAATAAACTCGTAGTATCATTCTATTCTCCACCTTTCAATAAATATTTATTAGACACAACTTTGAATGAATAAGTCATATCTTCTGTTCTAAATACGACACCTTCTGCAATTTGATTTGGTGAAGCGTCTTCAAAATATTTTCTATATTTTATATCATCAACATATTTCAATAATTTTTCTACTGTATTATCTACTGTTTCCTCAGGGTCAAATTTGAATTTATCTTCTGCGTCAATTAGAGGTACGTGTTTTAAACCGAATTCTTCGCATAATTTTAACATATATAATAAATCACATTTTACATAGCTTCCATTTTTACCAGTTTTACTTACAAAGGCATTGAATATAAACCATTCTTTTTCTTTAAGTCCTAATTTATTTCCTTGAATACCCGGTCCACATAATTCTCCTTGGAATGCTACATATATACCATTTATAGCTTTATAATTTTCAAATTTTTCTTTGGCTCCATTTTCAAAATACTTATTAACTGTAGTGGTATACATATTTTCGTCTTTGTAAAATTGATTTCTACCACCTATTAAAAATGCGTCGTCGAATAATCCAACTGTGCAAGAAGTACCGTCAAGTTTTATTGAGCTATACCAATCATCTTGTTCACTATTCATATACGCTGGTAAAACGTCTGCTGCACAAACTTGAATTCTCTCCTCATCAGTTTTTGGTATATACCATTCGTGATGAATTATATCACCTAACGCTCCGTTTGAAACTGGTGGTTCATATTTTTCGATTTTTAATAATTCAGTAAGGTCTTCGCCTTCTTTACAACTATATGGTACTTTTGTTACTTTTCCTGTGATTTGAAATTCAATATCGTCAATACTATGTAAAGGCATAACTAATCCTTGAGAAATTTGATTTCTAAATTTATGTGTAGAAATCTTATACTTGTTTAATTTTTGTGACCAAGAAGAACCCTTTAAGAATTCAAATGCTGGAATATCTGGAAGTAAGCTATCAATTTCAAAATAAATAACTTTATCTCCTACTCGATATTCTCCTTTTTTAGCCACACAATCCCAGTTTAAGATTTGAACAATCTCTATTCTATCCGCACCTTCTATTGGTTTTATTGCCTTGACAGTCTGCACACTTGCTAACTTTCTGCTCATTTTTCAATCCTCCTTCTCTATAGTGGTCACAACCAGGACACCCCATTTTTTCCACTCTACAGTGGTCTATATCATATCCTGTACCCGTACATATTCTCATTATAAATACCTCCTCGTAATATTATTTTACTAATTCACGACTAAGATTATTTACAAATTCATTTATTCTAGTTTGCATATATTCTGCGTCTTCCATTTTCGTACAACTTATAGTAGGTAAATTAAGCTCATATTTATTACTACCTACTATTGTAATATTATTTGAAAATGTTATACTTATTGACTTATCTTTCCCTTCTAATGTAGTCATAGTCATTACATACCTCCTTCTCTATCCAATGGTGGACCAAAACCTAATTGTGTTTTAGTCCCAGATATATTGGCTAAGCGTTCGTAGACCTCTAATTTTGCTTTGGCTACTGCTAATTCATTTTTTAATTGTGCGTTTTCATTTTCTAATACAAACACTCTATTCATTACGATATTTTCTATTTTTTCGTAAGCGTTGTTTTCTGTTTCTACTTTACGAGTAGCCATTATATCCTCTCCTTAATCTATTATTTATTCATATTGAATAGCACAGTAGGGTCGTCGCTAAGCATTGTTGTAGGGAATTGACCATTCCATTTTTGTATCATTTCTCTTTGTATTTCTAATCTTAGTTGTTCTAATGATTTATCAGTTACAGATTGTGATTGTAATTCTCTTACTTTTGCTTCTGCCTCTGCTGTATTTATTTTTTGTTCATTTTGAACTTTTATAATTTCAAGTTGAGCTTTTTCAGCCTCAGCTTTTTGTTGATTTGTAGTTTTAGCTTCAATAGCTTTATTGTATTCGTCTGTAAAGTCTATATTTTCTAGGTTTACAGCACTAATTAAAAAGTATTCATCAAGTCTTGTGTTTAATTCTTCTGTTATTTTAGCAGCAACTTCTGCTCTTTTTGTTATCATTTCTTCTGCTGTAAATTGAGCCATACTAGCTTTAAGACTAGATTGTAATGCAGGGTTTAATATTACGTCGTTATAATGTTCTCCTACTTTTGCGTATAATTCTGTTACTTTTTCAGGTTTAATTTGATAGTTAATTGACATTGTTATATTTACAATTTGAAGGTCTTTTGCACTTCCTTCAACAGTATTTGAATATTTTTGTGTTCTTATATCTACGTCGTGTACGTCTTCAACGAATGGTTTAATCCAATGAAAGCCTGCGTCTAAATATTTATCTTGAACATTTTGATACAATGTTACAACTCCTATGTGTCCTGTTGGCACTATTGTTGTACCTGCAAAAAATATAATCATTCCTATAAATAATACTACTACTCCGATTACTAGAGCCATTGTTTGTTTTCTACTCATAATTTCAATCCTCCTATTAAATTCAATTATTTTTTAAGTTCTTTTAATTCTGTCTCGAGTGTTTCAATCTTCTTATACAACCTGTCGACTAAATCATTAAGCATTTTATTATCACTTTCTTGTGATTTGATTTGTCTTTCTTGCATTTGAATTTTTACTTGTGATGGTACGTCTTCTTTGTATTTATAAAACGCATAAGATAGAGCAATACCAATGATTACACCAATCATAAATACTGGAAACATAGCCATAATTACACCTCCGTTGGTAATACAATTTTCAAGATTTGAATACCATACTCTTTTTCTCTTAATCTTCCCATTGATACGTTATTCATTAAAAATTCTCCAAATTCGTGGATATTATGTATTTCAAACGTGCCTCCACCGTCATCATCCCACATATTAAATTCGATTGTATAATCGTCTTTACTCATATATAAGTTTGTGACAAGTGACGTGAATTCTTCAAAATTTAACATTTCAGATACCCTCCTTTCAATAAATAATCTAGTGTCACGGGTTTATAATCATATAACATACACCCCACGTTATATCTATTTATATCAGGTCGGTTATCTGGTTTGTGTGTATGACCGTGTAAGTGAATACTTCCGTGTTCTTTACAATTCCAGCTTTCTATTGGATAATGTGATAAAATTATAAATTTACCGTTTATCTTTAGCTCTTTATAGTGAACCATCTCCTCGAAGTATCTAGGATTAAATGCTTGCTTGTTTATATATGTATCGTGATTTCCAATAATTAAATACTTTTTTCCATTTAATCGACTTAATACGTCTGTTATTAAAAACGGTGTCATATATGAATTTTGAAACGCAAAATCTCCTAAAATATATACTTCGTCGTTTGGTCTAACTACCCCATTCCAATTTTTAATAAGACCTATAGTCATATCTTCCACTGTCTTCCAAGGTCTATCTTCATATTCAATAATATTTTTATGACCTAAATGTAGGTCGCTTGTAAAATAAATCATTATCTTTCTCTAACTGATAGCAGGTGTTCAATAGCTGTTTTTATTTCTTGACCGGCTTCAGCTTTTCCTTCTTTTTCTATTTTATTTATAAAATCCTTTAACATAGTTACATAGAAAGTAGTATCAGTATCTTCGTCTAATATTTTACCTAACATTTTATAAACTCTACGTACACGTCTACGAGGAATGAAGTTTTGAAGTTGCTCTTTCATATTATGATTTTCTTTTTCTAATTCTTTTAATTTTTCTTCCATTATTAACTTCCTTTCTTTATTCTCCAAGGACAACGTTTGTGTAAAGGGTCTGTATTAGTTTCATCAAATTTTGATACTGTGTAAATTCTAGTTTTTGGTTTGTTATACTTTAAATTACGTTCACAATTTTTATCCTCACAATTACAACTACAATAGCTTTTGTCATACATACTCATAGTCCGATTAGCCCCTCTCTTTCTACATAGTCTTTAACGTCTTGTAAACTTTTTGCAATAATAAAATGTCCTCCAGCTTTTTTAATTCTGACCCCTTGTGCTAATTGAATTGCACTAGGTTTTCCTCCTGGGTCTTTAACTTCTATACCGAAGAACAATCCTCCCCAACAACATAATAAATCTGGTATACCCGTTTCTTGATATAAGTCTCCACCGTGAATTTTATAACATAATCCACCTAGATTTGTTATATATTCTTTGATTTCATTTTCAATAGCTTTCTCTTTGTGTGGTTTATAATTCCCCATTCTTATATAACCCCTCTCTTAGTCTAAGCATTAAATTGTCAGCGCATTTACATATAACTGGTCCAGCAACACTCATAAAATCAGCTGTTTCTTCTTCATTCAAAACTCTATCTTGTTGTCCTGTTTCCCATAAGTAAACGTGTGTAAGTTCGTGTCTTAACGCTTTTCCTAAAAGAAAGCCGTCTAAATCTTTATCAATATAAATAGTTTGTGAAATATACTCTGTTATTCCGTGTAGTCTAGCCTCTTGGTCGATTGGTCTATTTTCATAAAATATTCTGTTCATTTCGTCTCTGTCTTTGAAACACAAAGTCCAAATATTTTTTGGATTAACTGGTGATACAAATTCCATTATTTATTTATCCTCCTTTTTAAATAATAAACTTTTTATAACACTCGCCAATAAGCATAATGCGAATGCTTGTAAAAAAGTTAAATGAAAGGATAAATGGAATGCCCAACATACAAAATTTACTACCGCCCATAATGGAAACGCCCATAATATACCAAATACAACTAAAATAAAAATAAGTGCAATTACTTTTCCCATATCTCATTTCTCCTTTGTGCATATCATATCACAATAGGGGTAAATCGTCAATGGGTTTGTTGTCTGTTTTCTAAATAATTTTTAAAACGGAATATCGTCTGGACTAAACAAACTATCAGAGCTAAACCAAGATGGGTCTCTGGTCATAGTGTAGTCACTACTAGGAAATTCAATAGCCACCATTTCAAAATATAATTCACCATAATCAGCTGGGTCTAAAATTCTAATATTGACACCCGGTGCGTCATTTAATTCTATCTGTTCAGGTAATGGATTTCCGTATTCATCAAAACGAGCAATTATTGGCATTTTCTTTCCATACATTCGATTTCGCTTACTTGCTTGAATTATATTTTTTCTTACTGCGGGTGTCATACTACATTGAAATTCTTTTATATGAATAGGAGCAACTTCCATCATAAGTCTACCTTTTACCGCAGATAGCGTGATTAGTATTCTTTCTGGTAATAAATCTAATGTTTCTCTTACACAGCATACGTGTTTTCCTTTGAAGTTTTCCACGTTTACTTTCACCTTTGCCTCCTCCTCTTTTCCAATTTGTCTCATAAAATCTTCATACTCTAAAGTAGTTGAATAAGGTTCCCAGTGTTTAGATGGGTAATATATCGTTTGTGGTTCACCTGTTATCGAACCTGTGTAAGTGATAGATGTCCCTGGGTGTGTAGTGGTTATAAAACGTCTTGTATTATCACTTAATGAAGTAGTTTCAATCGTATAAGGGCTTAAATCTATTTCAGGATATGGTGGTATAGTAGTTGACCCAAAAGGGGTATGATATATTTCTGGTTCTTCTTTTTTCTTTTTACGTCCCATATTACCCCTCCTTTTCTAACCATTCACTAAACATTCTGTCGTCAAAATCTTTACCGTCTTTTAAATTTCTATAAATAGCAGGCTCTACACTATTCATTATTTGAAGATAATAATACACAGGTTGTTTTGTTTGTCCAATTCTGTCTATACGACCTTTTGCTTGTTCAAAATCTATATGATTTTCTGGTGGTGAGAAGAATATTGCAATATTTGTTTTAGCAAAATCATTAAGACCTGCTCCACCTGCTACTACGTTTACCACTGCAACGCAATCATCTTGCTCATACCAGTCTTTTAAATCTTTATGCGCACCATCATAAATAACGCAATGTCTTTTTAATTTATCACATAATGCTTTTATAATATAAGTTTCATTCACGAAATTAGTAAACACAACTATTCGTCCTTCGTTTCCATCTAAAAAATCTTCTAACCATTGTAATTTTGGATTATCTTTTAAGAATTTATTGAATATAAATCCACTACAACTTTCACGCATATAAATATGGTGTAAGGTTGGTCTATTAGCGATTATTATATCCTCATCAAGTAATTTGTCGTCTCCATTTTCTAAAGCGCTCAAAAGGGCTTTCTCGTCCATTTTGGGCCATACTTTTTTCTCTTTAAAATATTTCATATCAGAAGTCATTTTAAAAGACTGGGGTATTTCGATAGGACGGTCATATTCACTTTCATATTTCTTATAATATGTATAATCATTGACCGCAGCGTCCATTTTTTCAGTTTCTCTATATCCTACGATTTCGTTGAACGGAAAACGAGCTTTTCCTGCTCTAACTAAATTCCAGTTTTGAGCTTCAATACAAAATCTTTGCTTAAAATCTTTTGGTTTAATATTAAATAGTGGGTGTCCCAGAGCTTTATATTGTGGGTATAAATCTATATATTTTTTGTTTTGAGGTGTAGCGCTAAGCACTAATATATAAGGTTTATAAGTTTCACTCAATGTTTGAATAAACTTACTTTGTTTACTATCATAAGTTTTCATTTTATGACCTTCGTCTATTATTACTAATGCGTCTACCATTTTACATACATATTCAATTTTTGCTTTGTTCTTTTCTCTCCACGCACTTTGAAAACTAGACACAAATTTCATTTCTATTTCAGGTACTTCGTATTCTAAATCTCTTTTCCAATCGTCAACTTTAGAAACGGGACAGATAACTACAACTCCTTTTATCATATGGTTTTTATATAGTTTTTCAGCAACAGAAAGGGAGGTCACAGTTTTCCCAGTACCCGTATCAAAACCCAAATATGCTCCACGTTGGTCTGTACCACTCATTCTATAAAATATATCGTCTGCTGTAACTCTTTGATACACATATAAATCAGTTTTCACTTAACTGTGCCTCCTTTTTCTTTTCATAATATTCCTTATAATATTTTTGTCTTTCTTCTTTATTCTTTTTATAATGCTCTTTATAGTATTCTTTTCTTTCGTCTTTGTGCTTTTTGTAAAATTTTTTATAATTATCTTTCTTTTCTTTTTGTAAATCTTTATTTTCTGCATAATTTTTATTATTACGAGCTTTTATTTTATCTTTATTTTTTTCATAATAATCTTTGAAATATGCTTTACGTTCTTCTTTTTTCTTTCTGTAATATTCACGTTGATATGCTTTTCTATCACTCATTATTTACCTCCTATATCTTCTAATTTTACGGTTGCTGCGACTTGTGTTGTTTTGGTAAATTTCTTTGCAATTTCAGGCTCCTCCTCTTTCAATCTTTTACTATCTATTGTGCTTCTATTACTAGGAGAAACATATGTTAATTTTGCTCCACCTACAATTACATTCTTTGGTAAATTTTGAGCTTCGTGTAACTCTATCACTTTTGCTTTTAATGGTTCATATACTTCTTTAAATTCTGCTTCAGCTTTTTTCATCGCTAAATATTTATCGTAAAATTGTTCAGAAGTACAACCCATAGCTTTACGTAATGCTTCTGCAAAATCAGATATTACATCGCCAACAGCCTCATCTTTTACTTCTTCTTCCTCTACGTCTACATACATTTCAGTAATTTCAAATGTTTCTTCGTCTATTTTTATTATTTTCTTTTTCATATTTTATGCTCCTCCCAATGATTTTTTATTCTTTGAAATACATTACGAGCAGTTAAATGTCCCATTACAGGTTCATTTTCATACTCATATCTTTCCCAAGGAGTAAAACCTCCCATTATTTCTAATCTATCTTGCTCGGCTCCAAATGTACCAAAACCTTCAATTACACTTATCCATCTATATTCGGGGTCGAAAACTGGATAACAAATTTGATAATGCTCCACTAGGTCGGGAGCTACTTTTTTAAGTTTTTCTAATTTGTCTTTGTCGTAGCCCCAACCTTCATTCCAACTGAACGGAATTCCTGCGTCCTCAAGCATTTTTTTAAGTTTAAATATTTCTTTATATTTTTTACTCACAATTAAGCCTCCTCTTTTTTGTCAATAAATCCTTGTACTCCTTTTTGTGTTCTTTCAAATGCTCTAGCTTGATTTGCTTTATTTAATTCTAATTGTCTTCTCATTCTTTCTTCTTTAACTAAATGAGCTATTGAAATTTTATCTTCTAATTTCATATTATAGTTATATACATTTTCAACTTCTCTTTCACAATCTGTATTTAATACCCAAGGTGTTGCGTTGTAAATGTATTTTTCCACACTATACGCAAGTCTTTTCTTATCTACTTCTGGATAATCAAAATAATAAATCACTGTTTGCATAAGTGTTACTAAACTTCCTGGTATTTTCTTTTCGTCAATACTTTCTAATAAAGGTTTAATAAATTCTAGTCTAGGTATAGCGTCCTCATATTGCTCCTCTGTTAGTTGCAAAATACCTTCTTTTATATCTCTATGTTTTGATTTTGATACTCTATATACTGCTGTTGAAATTATATCTAAGTTTCCGTTTGCATATTTACTCATAAGTTTTAATAATCTTTGATAATTTTCATTACCTTGTTCTGCGTATGATTTGATAAAGTCTGGAAGTTTCCAGTTTACCATATTCATATTCATATAAACACATTCTTTAGTTCCTGCACCTGGAGCTATAATATACTCCACTGGCATTTTTAATCTTTGAAGTGCGGTCAATCTACCTTGCCCATCTATTACTTCCATTTTTTCATTTACAACAATAGGGTTATGTATCCAACCTATTTTTTGAATACTATCTACTATTTTACTAATTCTACTCTCTGGTATATCTCTGTTTCCTACTAATCTTTTGAATATTGAATAATCTCTTGTAGTGTATACATTATATGCTACACTTCTTTCTTCTTCTCTTTTTTCAAATAAATTCATTTTTATTTCCTACCTTTCTATCTACTTAAATTAAATTTTAATAATCTTCTCCTTCGTTTCCTTCAATCATTTCGTCATAAAGTATTTCTTTTTCAACTTCTGTCATACTATCTGGGTCAATATCATACAATATTAAGTCTTCAAATGGGTCCATTATTCTTCACCTCCCATAATAGACGGTGTATAACCATTGCTAGTAAGCCAACTATAACTTTTTTCATATTGGTCTAAACTAATTTTGGTGTCTGGCATTAAATACATATTACAAATAGCTTTGTGCATACCTGCTAAAAATGTGTTTTCGTCTTCTGGTATATCTATATTATATTTTTTGCAATATGCTCTCATTTTATCTGGGTCTCCACTGGCAAGTGCTTCGTCTCTGTCTTTTTTAAATTCTTCTAAGTCCATATTATAACCTCCTTCTTTTATAAACATTATACACAATTTTTTATAGTTTGTCAATACCTTATCTTAAATTGCTTTCTTTTTTCTTGTTTTTCTTTCTGGTTTAATTCCTAAGAAATCGTTAATACGTTTTTGAGCTTCTGATATATACCACTCATAATCTATATTATCTAATTCTCCTATTTTCTTACCACGTATATCAGTGTTAATTATTAGTACGTGTTCTGGTGTACCTTCAACTTTATCTAGTGAGCCTATTTCTTTATCTCTTTTGTGTTTAAATAATCCACCAAGAGTTTTATCCACGCTAGGAAATATCCTGTTCACTTTCTGTACTATCTCGTCTCCAGATTCTTTTTTCCAAGTTGGGGTATCGTACATATTCCCTAGCTTCTTAATCATCTGATAATCAGTTGCTGGATTTTCTGGATTACAAATAGTTGTCCTAATATCAGTGCCGTCAAGGAAATAGTTTACAACAGCTTTAGCAAGAATTGATAGCGTATCTTGTTCATTACCATCATCATATTTTGTCACATATGCTCCTTTAACTTTTATTTTTCCGTCTGCGTCTCTAAATACATAATTGTTAACATCTTTTTCGTATAAATTATCAGCCACCGTTTTCTCTAAACTAAATCTCCAATCTTTTTCCCAATCTTTACACACTTCGTCAATTATATCTTCTGCGTCATCTGTCAATAATTCTAATGCAATACCATCAGTATTAGATTGAATAAGTTTAAAATATTCCGTTGGATATGGTGATTTTATTCCGTGAATTGTACTACTATCTACTGCCCACGCAGGTTTCTTTCTCTCTTTTCTTTTTGCATTATGAAGTCTGTATATTAAATCTAATAATGATAATTGTCCTAACATACACATTTTAGTATTATACTCGGGGTCATAAATCTTTTTGAATTTATCTTTCATACACCCAGAAGTTGTGTTCAATATAAGTTTATATCTTGCAGCTTGGTCTTTTAATGTTTTCTTTTCGTCTTTACTCAAACTATCGTCGTGCATTTTCTTTTTAATATCCATACGAACTTGAACCATATCTCCAAATGCTTCAACACCACGTTTATCAATTTGTCTTGATAATAAATCCCATTGTACTAATATATTAGGATATAGTGAAGACACGTCTACCCAAATAATTCTTTTTCCATCTTCTGGTCTACATATATAATTTTTAATTCCTCCGTGTACTCCTCCAAGTGCAAATGTATGCTCTACCCCCAATATATCTATTACTAAACTCAATTTTGTTTTATCACATTTTTTCGTATCCCATTTATGCTTTTCTAATTCGTGCAACGCTTCTAAGAAAAATTCAAATACTGTTTTTATTTCTGGTACGTCCCAATTACAAGGTAATGTAGATAATTGAAAATTCTTTCTAGCTCTAGTATTTACACCTTTATTACGTGATAACAAAATAGTCTCAGTTAGTTTTGCGTTTGTTTTACATACATAATTTATAGGTAGTCCAAATTCTTTTACTAATAACATTTTAGTTTTGAATGTATTTTTTCTTTGTTTAAATCTTTCTAGTGTACCAAATAAATCGGCTCTATTATATTTTGCAACGTCGTCTTTTTCTTCTTGTGTTAATTTTCTATCTATATCAAATGGTACAACACTTTCAACTATACTCATTCCAATAAAACCTTCTAGTTGTTTCAATGAGAAGAATGAACCGTCACCCATAACGTCATAACTCAATATCGGAGATTGATAAAAGTCTGTAATGTCGTATTTCCCTAGTACATTAAATACGGGTATATCATAATCCTGTGCGTGAATAACAGAATTGCTACACGCAAAAACTCTGTCCTCGGTGGTTAATTTCCCAGTCAGAATTCCGTGTAGCAATATATGATCGTAGTGTGCAGAATTATAACCTACCCAAATGTTTTCTAAATTTTTTCTAGTGAACGATTTGATTTCATCAATATCCCACAACTGGGTAACTTCTCCTGTCTCCTCGTTTAATACTCCTAATAAAGTGTCGTGTTTGAATACTTCAAAATCGTATAATAGCATAGGTTATCCTCCTTATATTTTATATAGCCCAAAAATTCAATATAGTTTTATCTTCTAATATATTCCTTAAATAAGTTTTTAATATTGGCTCTGGTCCACTTATGAGCTGTCTGTGTCCTCGAGCTTTATTACATATTTGTACTATTGAGCTTTCACACATATCACTATGGTACTCAATACTACCAATACTACTAGGTAAAAGATTATACTTTTCATTTATTAAATCGCATAAATCATCTACACTGGCGTTTTTCTTATCACTATTTACTTTTTTTCTTCCCATCATCTGGCTCCATTCCGAAAACTTTTTGAATAGTTTTCTTTTTCTTTTCAAATGCTTTTTGCGCTTGTGCGTCATTTTTATATTTATCACTTGCATAGTCCTCGATAGAGTGCATTGCAGTTTCATAAATACCTTGAACAATATCTATTTTTTGGTCTAAATATTCAGGCTCATCCTTATAACATTCTAATATATTCCCCAACTCGTAAACCATTTCAGTAGCAAGGGTGTCCATTGCGATTAGTGTACCCTCTTGTAGTTTACGATTAAATTCTTTCCCCATTCGTATTAGTTCTGCGTTGTACTCTTTCATCAATCTTTCTTCTGTCATTTTAATAGCTCTTTGTATGCCCTCTTGATACATCTCGGGGGTCATATTTTTGTAATACTCTTTAATAGCAAAGTCTTCCATATTTTTTTGTATCTTTTTCCAAGAACTACTCATACCTATACATCCTTTCCAAACATTTTAGGGTCGTCTAAATTTTTTTGTAAAAATTCAACCATTGCATTCATAACATCTTGTCTTTGTGAATTTGAAATATATAACATTTTTTTGTCTTTTCCTTCTCCAAACTCATAAGCCAATAATGCAAACCCAAAATTCTCTGGAAGTTTAGCTTTAATATCTTTTGCTATGTCTTGCAAAACTGCATTAGCTTGTTCTTCTCTTTCTGTCATTATTTTCACTCCTTTCTAATTTTTTAAATCTTCCTAATTTATCTTTAGGGCGTCGACTACTTTCAATTTTGTGCCAACACCCACAAGACCTATAATTACTATATGGATATATAAACTGGTCTTTTCGTAGTAATATAATGTTACCACAATCACACTCGCATTTCCATACACTACGGCTCTTACCATTTTTCCTATATTCCATATGACTAAATCCTAAAACTGTTAAATATCCATATCTGTTGCCAGTTATATCTATCAGTTTTTGCATTATTTTTGCTCCTTTTCTTTATATTTTGCAATAAATTCGTCAGCAGCTTTAACAAAATCGTTATATGCTTTTTCCATATTTTCAAATATCTCGTTCACTTATTTTTCCTCCTTTCTTCCATCTTCGCTACCGTCATTTTTCAATTCAACGATAGTAGTTTTCTTAGGGTCTTCGTGTAAATTTCTATCTGCCATCCACTGTTTGAACATATTGTATGCTACGTCTTTATCTGTTGCATAAAATACTCTTGTAAATGGACGTCTAGTATTGAATATAGTAGATATACTGTCTGTTGTGATTTGAAAACGTTTCATTGTACTATCTATTCTATCTCCCGCAAGAAGTATCTTGTCGTTAGGGTCTTGCGTATACGCGTTCCAAGCTCTTTGCATTTCAATAATAGTATTTGTTTGATATAGTTTTTTCCAAAAGAATATAGAACCTTTTAATACTCTACGCCAAGTTAAAAATCCTTTGAATTTTATATCGTCTGCCTCTTGAAAACCATTATATTCCCAATCGTGTTGTAATTTTCTTTCTACAACATTTAATGCTTGTTCCAAGTCTAACATAGCTTGTTGACTATTTGATTTTGCAATAGTCATAAATATATCTTTTAATTTATCTGTATTTACTAATACGTCTAATACGTCCTCTAAACTTTCGTCTGGTATCTCACAACCACATTCTCTTAATATTCTAATAAAACTATCCTGGTCAGATAATGGGTCTAAGGCTTTCTTAATTGGTTTCATCATAGGGTGCTGCTCTACCTCGCCCCCATTAGCTTTTGAAGAATAATAACTGTTGTTATCTGGTACAGTTAACTCTGGTTCAGGTTCTACTGGTTTTTCGTGTCTTTTATTTTGACCTTCTATCGCTCTATCTATTCTCCATTTTTCTTCGTCAGATAAATCTAAATATCTTATATATGCTTTTCCTCTAGCTTTCATATTAGCTTTTCTTCTAGTACATCTCGTACATACTCCGTGTGAGTTTAATTCCTCCACTTCTTTTCCACAATCCACACATATTTTTAATTCGGTCTCCATTTTTCTTCTCTCCTTTTTTAATTCCCTTAGTCTTAATAATTCGGGTTTAATAAATTGAGTTATAGGTTTGAATTTATCTTTTACTTCTAATACAGTTATCGCTACGTGCGTACCTTTATTATATATAACCTCAATGTCCCCGTCGGTAATATAACCTATTTGATTTGATTTTCTAGTCGTATAACAACAGTGTCTATACAATGCACAATCATAAATTAAATCGTCTTTTCCATACCACTTGACACTACTTCGCATAATATTATTACTATTATATTTCATATCCACGTCTTTTCTTTCTAATAATCTTTGTCGTGCGTGAGGCGACAATTTCATATCTTTTGGTAAATTCATTTTATCCTCCTTTCTTCTTATTTATATATTGGGGGCAAAGGGTGTTGTTTCATAAGTTATAATTCCCACCCTTCGCATAAGGATTTCTGCGTCCCTATACTTATATTATACAACAATATTATCAACAAGTCAATATGTTTGTTGTCTTTTTTATAAAAATTTTTACGCTCATATTTTAAGCAAAGTCGAGCGTAATATCATCAGTTTACATAACGCTGAAAGCCTTGATACTAGAGCCACAGCGGTTTTACACAAGACAAGATATTTTTTGTCTAAATTTAAGAAAATCTATTGAAAATTTTTATAAAAAATGATATGCTATGTATGTAATATGAAACGAAAAACAGGAGATTGAAATGAAAGATTATAGCGATAGCGAATTTTTTGACGCTCCTTACAGGGGTGTCACTAGCGTTCTAAATGCAATTTTTGGTAATAAATTTGAAAAAATGGATATTCCAGAAAGAATATTAAAAGCAGCAGGAGAAAGAGGTACCGCCGTACATAAATATATAGAAGATTGGTTAGGTTGGTATGACCGTAGGTTTAAGCCAGAAGACGAATTTGAACCTCACTTAGGTCTTGAATATACACAATATGAAGCTCGTTTTAAAGAGTGGTTAGAAGAAAGAATAGACTGGGATATACACCCCCTATACACAGAGCAACGTATTATAAATAAGAAGTTAGGTGTAAAAGGAATAATAGACTGTATTGCAGTTGTAAATGATAAAATATGTATGATAGATTGGAAAACAAGTAGTAACTTAGACGAATGGTCTACTGAATGTCAACTTCAATTATATTATATGATGTTATTAAAAGGCAATAAAGAGCAAAAAGAGTTAGCGAAAAAGATAGATGAACTAAGATGTTTAAGTCTCACTAAAACAGGTTATCGTTGGTTTAGATTTCCAATAGATAAAAAATTAGGTAATGCTATACTAGAATTATGGAATAAACATTTTAGAGAAATATCAGAAGCCGAAAAAGAAAAAGAGAAAAAGGGGATAGTTAGGGAGCCAGTAGTATTATGAAAATAAAAAATGTTGATTTGAAATGGTATGTACTTCGTTGGGATTTTAATTCTAAAAAAGTAGTAGACTATAATATACTACAATGGAGAAAAGAAGATATTGCAAACGAAGTAAGAAGAAAGAGTATACATAATAAAAGTATATTAAAAGAATATTTAAAAACTGTATTTATGTATGATTATTGGAGTAAAACAGAGTGTGAATTTTATATTTCTGACCTACACGGAGACGAATATGAAAAAATTGATATATGGAGACAAATTGAACCGAATTTGGACCTTATAGTTGAGTATGTAAATTCAAAAATGGAACTAGGACTAGAATAGGGGGTACGTATATGGCGGACGTCGTTTATAGTAGTATGAAACGAGACGATACCATAAATCCTTACAGTCATAGGAAATTCACAAAAGCAGATTGTATGGAGTGGTTAGATAAATTGGAAGATGGAAGTGTTAACTGTTGGATAATAGACCCACCTTACAATGTTTTAACTGGTAATATGAAGAACAAAAACGGAGCAGCAATATTCCATTCACGATATACCGCTCAGGTTTCTCCTAGCGAGAGTGACCTAGAAAAAGGTATGGTAACTCCTAGATTTGAAGTTGCTATTCCGTGGGAAGAAAAATCTAAATTAGAAGATTACAAAAACTATTGTTATAGTTGGTATTGTAAAGCACATCAAAAATTAGCAGATGACAGTTTTATGTTCATATTTTGGAGTATGAAATATTTATATTTGGCGTATCAATTATTTGACGTCAATCGAGTTATATTTTGGCAACAACCGAATATGATTAGTAGTATAACTGGTGATTTTTCTTATGATATAACCCCAATAATAGTAATAAGAAAAGGTAACGCAAGATTAAATAAAAAAGCAAAACTATGGGATAAGACAAGTGTACTAAAATTCGCTAAACCGCAAGGAAATTACAGGGATGACAAACTAGCTCACCCTTGTCAAAAACCTAGAAAATTATTAGAACACTTAGTATGGTTATCAGACGCAGACCAAGAAGGTTGTGTCATTGGAGATTTTTTCGCTGGTTCGGGAAGTCTCTTACGAGCAGTGAACAACGCTGACGTCATTCTTTGCGATATGAATGACGAATATTACGATAAATTCTTTGACACGTACGTAACTGATATGAGAGTTTATAAATGTGAAAAAGAAAAATGGATAAAGTGAATAAGTAGTAGAAAGGTAGGACGATAGAATGTTGAAAATAACTAAATTGGATTTTGAATTAGGAAAGAATACAGAGAAAATCCCCAATGGACTATGGTATGTAGTAGCAGACTATGTAAAAAGAGGGGAGGATTCTTATGATAGGGCGAAACGTAGATTTGCTGTTACCACAATTGTATCCGAATTAAATGAGATACGTGAACGTGATGACGTGGAAGAAACTGACTTTCGCCTTATTTTAATGGCTGAAATAAATCAGATATATTCAAATTATAAAAACCTGACCATTTTTGAGCAAGATATAATTAAATATATTGCAGAGACATTTAAAATATTAACAGATGGAGGTGTTTTATAATGAGCAAAACAATAGAATTCACGTTCTGTGAATTACCAGAAACACCTCGTGAATTTAATATAGAAAAATTTAAAGCACACGACCCCGTACAAATAAAATTATACAACGATAGTAAAGCTCCTAGACGTAAGAAAGTATTGACATACGAGGCTTTGCGAATAGATGAGGGAGACGGACCTAATTATGCAAGAGTTGTACCTGATGATTGTGTGTTCATAGATTATGATAACGCCACTGAAGCAGCTGAGATGTACGAGATTATTCTTCGTTCTAAATTAAAATGTTTAATATTAGAAACAGTAAAGGGTTATCATTTTTTATTCCGTAAACCTGATTTTTATAAAAAAGAAATGACTAGAGCAACTAATTGGTTTGGCTATACATTCGATACGAAAGGACCCGGCTCTGTTCAGATTATAAAAGTATGTGGTATGGAGCGTGATGAAAGAGCTAGTTGGAGACCTGACGAGCTAATTGCTCCTAAAGTTATAAATATTGAAGATTTGGACATACTTCCATATTGGTTATGGGGAAAATTAAAAGATACTGAATTACATAAAGGCGGAAAGACTGGTGATAGAAGTAAAGAAGACGCAGTAACTTATACATTAAAAGATAATCCCTTCACAACATTGATGAAAATGACAGAAGGTAGTAGACATAATTACATAGTTGAACGCTGTAGTTATTTTGGGTTATCTAATGGTTTTGAAGTAAATGAATTTAAGAATTTAATTCAAGCTATACACGACCAATATTTGGTCAAAATAGGTACAGCTATGAGTGATAGTGACCTATTTGGAGACTTACCTAAACGTTGGGAAGATTATGGGGCAATGTTATCTTCCGAGGGTTGGGATTATGACGAAAAAGAAAGAAAATGGACTAAAGCGAAATCAAAAAAGAATGACAAAATAGATGAACGTCGTGCTGCCGAATATGTATATTCACAATTTGATTTTTATGGTGCAGGAGCAGGTGACGACGGACTGTTCAAAAAATTATTTTATAAAGAAATCGACGGACCATTTGAATATAAGACCGATTTAACCGTACCAAGACAAGCGTTAAAAGACCACAGCGACCAAAATTTCAAAGATACATTTTTCAAAGAAGTGGAGGTGCAGTTAATGCAGATGTGTGCAGCAAATAACAAACGTATTTCTCGTACAGATATGTATATTATAGTTAAAAATAAAATATTAAATTGTTTTAATGACGAAGCGTACGATTTTAGTTGGCTAGGCACAAGACCTCCTACTGACGTTGTGTTAAATTGGAATTGGTATCCAAGAGAGTGGGTTGAAGAACACGAAGAAGATTTGGGAGGACAAATAAATTGGTTTTTATCTCAACTATCAAGAAACGCTCGTGGGGTTGAACAGCCTTATGTTGTAGATTGGCTTTGGGTAATAGCTGGGGCTAGTATGATACCCGCCAATAGACTTCAAAAAATAGTAGTGTTAGCAGGTGGAGGACAAAACGGAAAATCTTTATACACAAGTTTGATAAGACTTTGTTTAG